CACGCCGCGCGGAACTCGTGCCGCGCCCGGAACAGCCGCGACTTCACCGAGCCGATGGTGGTGCCCCACTGCGCGGCCGCCTCGCGGTACGAGCGGCCCTCGAGCGCCGTCTGCGCGAGCAACTCCCCGTGCCTCGGCGGCAACCCGTCGAGCACCGCCCGCACCTCCGCCGCCACCCCCCCGGCGTCGTCGACCGCTAGCGCCCGTTCCGGGTCGCAGAGCGGGTCGGTGTCGACCGCGATCGCCAGTCCGTTCAGCGCCTCCGCGCCGAATGCCCGTAGGCGCTGCCGCACCTGGCGCCGGCGGGCGTCGTCGATGCACTGTCGCCACGCGATGCGGTACAGCCAGGCCTGGAAGCGCAAGCCCGGCGCCGTATTGGGCAGCGCCAGCCACGCCTTCACGAACACGTCTTGCAGGATGTCCTCGGCCAGCTCGACGTTGCCCCAGGTCGAGAACAAGACGAACTTGAGCAGCCGCGGCCGGTAGTGCCGGTACAGCGCGTCGAACGCGGCGTCGTCGCCCGCCTGCGCTCGCTCGACGAGCGCCGCCTCGTCCCCGGTGGCTCCCGCTGGTGGCGGCGGCACGGTTCTTGTCGGCTGGTCGGTTTCGGCTAGCATTGCCTCAGGCTCCTCTCCTGTGGTGTGGGGTGCGGCCGATGACGAAGCCCGGACGTGCAACCGTCCGGGCTTCGCGGCGTCTAGGACTGGGTGCGCGCCGGAGCGCGCCGGGCCAACTTTTCGTCCTTCTGCTGCTGGTAGTGCGTGATCAGGTCGGCGGCCTTGCCCATCGTCAGGTTGGGCGTGATCACCGTGTGTTCCTCGATGCCGAGGAAATCGAGCAGCGGCTTGAGCAGCCGCACCTGGCCCGTGGTCGCCAGTGACGCCGGCGAGCCGGACGGCGGCGCCGCGTGCCCGTTCCCGTTCCCGTTCTGCGGTGCCGCCGCCGCTGCCGCTGCCGGCGCCTGGTGCCTTCGTGGCGGCTGGAGCAACTCTTCGGCGCCAGCCAGCCCCTTGTCCGAACCGGGGTAGCCGGCGTTGGCCAGCGCCCTGCCGACTGCCGATGTCTCTCCGCACTCGAACGGCGCGTCGCGCTCGGCCGCCTGCTTGCTGTCGATCGGCACCTCGGACGTGCCCATAAAGGCGCGGCCGTCCTCGAACGTCACCGTGGCCCGGCACAGGATCGCCGTCCCGATCGGAAAAAACTCGGTGGTGATACTCCGAATGTCCTTGGGCCGCCCGGTCGCGCCGCCGTGCGCCGCGTCGAGCCGTTCCTTCACCGTCGCGTAGTCCTCCCCGTGGATGTTTACTGGCATGTGCGTGTCCCCTTTTCTGGCCTGCTAGTTCCACCGCCGCCAGTCCCGCCCGTACCGCGCCCGTTCGCTGGTGGCGTACCAGCGCAGCGCGAACACGCAGCCGAGCGCCAGCGCCGCCACCACGGCCACCACGAACAGCCACAGCGCGGCGCCGGCAAGCGCCAGGTCGAGCACGCTCATCCCCTTGAGTCCGCCGACTCCAGGGCATCGGCTTGCCGCTCAAACCGCTCGGCGATCTGCCGGTGCAGCGCCGCCGTCTCGCGCAGCCATGCAATCTCGTGGCCGCGGGCCAGCGCCGCCGCTTGCTGCGGTTCCTGCTCCTGTGGCGGCGCCGTCTGCGTCTCGCGCCCGAACGCCGCCACCACGTCGCTGCGGAACCGGCACCGCGACTCGGACAGCCACACGCACGGCAACTGGCCGCTGTCTCGCAGCGCCGCCACGCGCTTGCGGTTCAGGCCCAGGTGCGCCGCCGTCTCGGCAATCGTCAGCAGCGCGTAGGGCAACGTGCCCTGTGCGGTAGTCGTCTGTTGTGCTTGGTTTTGCATCACGGCACCCCAACCACGTTCTCCACGAGCGGTGCTACCACCAGTCCCGTGCGCGTGCTTCTTGGCACGTCACGCTGCAAAAAAAGGGCAACCGCGCGGGTCATGTCGGGGAACGCGCGCTGGATGCCGCCCAACACGCGCGTGCCGGGCCGGCGCCGCCCGCGCCGCACCAGGCTCCACATCGCCCGCGACACGCCCAGCCGGCGCGCCACGTCGCCGTCGCTCCAGGCGTTCGCCCGCTGCAACGACGCCACCGCTTCTACCAAATCCCTATCGCTCATGTTGTGACAACTGTAACACCTTTGGGAGCAGAAGTCAAGCGGTTTTGTGCCTTTTCCACTAGACAACGTTACAATTGTCGCATAGGATAGGAGACGGTACGGCGTTACTGCGGTCACGGGCAGGCGTCCCGATAGGAGCACGACGATGGGCATGCACGAGCTGGGCGCGTTTCTGCGCCGGGTGCGCGTCGAGCACGGGCTGACGCAGGCCGAGATGGCGCGCGCCGTAGGCGTGGATCGCTCGTACATCTCGCGGCTCGAGCGCGGCGACGACGGCTACAAAAGCATCGGCGAGGACGTGCTGATCCGGCTGGCGGCGGCGTACCGTAGCACGCCCGAGTACCTGCGCGCCGTGCTCTACGACCGCCCGCTGCCCGACGCGCTGGTGGCCGATCCCGAGATGGCGCGCGAGGTGCCGATCGTGGCCCAGGCGACGGCCCGCGAGCGCGGCCAGCGCTACGGCGGCTTCCGCGCGCATCCAACGGAAGGCTGGCTGTGGGTGGGCGTCTCGGAAACGCGCGGCCGGCTACTGCGGGGCGTGCGCGTTACCGGCTCGTGCATGGCGCCGCTAATCGAGCCCGGCGACGTGGTGGTGATCGACGAGACCCAAAACCCGAGAGATGGGCAAATCGTGGTGGTGGAGCGCACCGACGGCGACGTGCTGATCAAGCGGCTCTATCGGGACAACGGCCGGGTGCGCTTGCAGCCCGACAATACCGACGCCGGCGAGCCGATCACGCTGGACGCCGACGACTGCCGTGTCGAGGGCGTCGTCTTGGAAATCCGGCGGCGCGTCTCCTGACACCGGAGTGCCGGCTCGACACCGGGCACCCGACCACGACGCGCGGCCCACGCTGCTGCCGTCCGGCAACTGGGGCGTGCGCGTCTCGCTCGGCGGCCGGCGCTACCACCGCACGGCGGCGACGGCCGCGGCGGCCCGCGCGGCGAGAGACGAGCTCAAGCGCCTGCACCGGCTGGGGTTGCTCAATCCCGAGCCGCCGCCGCCCGAACCACTGGCACCAACGGTGGCCGGCGCGCTCGCCGCTTGGCTGCCGTCCGTCCGGGATGCCGTCGAGCCGAGCAGCTACGCCCGCTACGCGCTCGAAGCCAGAATCCGGTTGGTGCCCGCGCTGGGCACCGTCCCGCTGCCGGAGTTGACCAGGGCACAGGTGCGGGCGGCGCTGGAAGCGATGCGCCACCGGGTGAGTGCCAGGACGGTGCGGTACGCCCGCGAGACGCTGCGCCTGGCGCTGCAACGGGCCGTGGACGACGGACTCCTCACCGACAACCCGGCGGCGGGTGTGCGACTGCCCAAAGAGCGGCGGGCACCGGCGCGGCCATTGGGACCGGCCGACGTGCGGGCGTTACTCGCGATCGACGGCGGAGACGATCGGTGGCACCCGTTGTGGCTGGTGGCGCTGTACACCGGGATGCGGCTGGGCGAGCTGCTGGGGTTGCCGTGGTCCCAAGTGGACTGGCAGGGCGGCGTCCAGGTGTGCCAGGTATTGGCCGTGGCCGAGGGCGGCGGCTTCCATTTGCGCGGCTATCCCAAGCGCCAGGCCAGCGTCAGAAGGATCGACGTGCCGGCCGAGGTGGTCGACGCGCTGCGGGCCGTCGCCGATGGGCAGAACGACGCGCAGCGCCGGCTCGGGCTGGTGTTCTCGTCACGGGTCGGCACGTGGCTGCTGCCCCGAAACGTCGAGCGCGCGTTCCAGGCGGCGTGCCGGGACGCGGGGATCGTGCTGCGCCGCGGCGAGTCACTGCACTTGCTCCGGCACACCTACGCGAGCACGCTGCTGGCGGCGGGCCGGCCCATCACGGAGGTCTCGTATCTCCTTGGTCATGGGAATGCCGCCATCACGTTGGCCATCTACTCGCACTTTGTGGCGGCGCCGACGACGGCCGCGGCGGGTGCGCTGAGCGTGGCCTATTCGGCACCAAACGGCGCAAAAACGGGCGCATCCGGGGGTGACTGCCGATGACGTTGGTACTGCCGCCCGCCGACGGCGCCGCTGACCCGGTTCCCGTATCTGGTATGGGTATCCCGGAAGGAGCAAGACCTACGGATTCCCGGTCCGCCGCGATGGGTCTGCGCCGTCCCGCGCCGGGCCGTTTGGGCCACGCCGCTCCTGGGAACGGTGCCCTACGGTGCCGTCGCGGGCAGCGCATCGGCGTTTTGACTGCCGATGACCCATGCCAACGCGCACGTTGCCACCGCTATTGCGGCTCCCAGCGCAAGACCGGGAAGTGCCCGTCATGCGCCGCCTGCTTCCGCTGCTGGACGGTGGTGCGTAACTGCTTAATCAGCGGCACAAGCAGTGCCTCAACCTCCTCGCGGGTGTCGGCGCTGAAGGAGCGTCTGACCGTGCTCCCGTCGGGGCGCGAACCCACGGTGAACCGACCGCTCCACCGCCCGGACGGCAGTTGGCAGATGCTCCCGGTGCCGCTCGGGCGGTTCACCCTTTCGTGCGGCTCCACGCTGCCACCTGGCCTGCGTGGCATGCCCACCAGGCGGCCGGCGAAGAAGAGTTCTGCCCGAAGCAGCATGGCGGGGAGGTCATCGCAGTCGAACACCTCGCTCCGCACCCGGCGGCACCCGTCGCGGGTGAGCGCCCAAATCGCGCTCGTTTCGTGCGCTCGCTCGCACGGCCAGCAGGCGACGATACTCGCGGTCGGCGCCGAGCAGCGGAAGGACGCCAAGCGCCGCAGCGGACCACTCGACCAACCCAACTTGAAGCGGGTGCCCTCGGCTTCCAGGCGGATGACGTAGAAGAAGCCGCGGACGGCGCTAGCCATCGCGCGCCGCCTTCTCTCGGATCGCCGCCAGTACCCACTCCCGTAGGGTCAACCCCTGGGCAACGGCTCGGCTGTGTACGGTGCGGATAAACGCCTCCTCCTCCGCCCGCAGTTCGATTGTCAGCCGCTTCCGGTACGTTGGCTCCATCCGGCGTGCCTCCCGGCGTTGATTGGACATATTGGTAGTATAGCACATCTGGGGTACTTGACAATCTGTGTAGCCTGTGCTACTATAGTAGGCGTAAGGAGCACACGAGATGGCGACGACAATCGACGCACTCACCCTGGCAGACATCAGTAGCGACGGCAGTGGCACGGACGAGGACGTAGAGCAGTTCAAGGCGGCGTGCCGGGACTACCAGCGCGTGAGCGGCTGTACCGACCGGGAAGCCATCGAGGCCATCTGGAATGACGGCGACTTCCAGCAGTGCCTGTTCTGGGGCGAAGCCAACTACGCGAAGGCGTTTCTCGACCGCATCGCCGAACCGCTGCACGGCAAGCCGTAGCACACTTGGGAGGGAATGGGCACCGTGTTAGACACCCGCCAACGCAGCGCCATCCAGCGTGCGTTCGCGTCCGGCTTGGTGGACGGCGTGCAACGGGTGGGCTACAACACCTACCGCGTGCCGTCCACCACCCGCGAGGGCGTCGCCTATCTGGTGACGACGAACCGCATGGGTGAGAAGTGGTGGTGCAACTGCACCGCGGGCGAGATGCGGCGTCCCTGCACCCACGCAGCGGCGGGATACGTCGCGTGGGTGCGGGAACGCACACAGAGAACGAGCAAGCAGGAGGCAGCGTGATGGCCGTTCGAGAAGCATCCGGTGAGGCCGTCTTGCGCCGGTTCGACGCCGACCGCGAGTGCCCGAAGTGCGGCACGCCCGACGTGGCGTTCACGTGGTGCCCCGGCCACCAGCGCGCCGGCCATTACGGGCCACTCGATGGCCGGTACGTCTCCTATGGCCGGTGTCTCAAGGGCGAACACCTGCACCGGCATTGCCAGGCGTGCCACTACGAGTGGCTCGAGGCATGTAGAGCGCGGGCTCTGGACGGCATCGACGACGCCGGCGGCGCTACCGATCAACCGCCGGTCGAGACACGCGACGACGTGATGGAGGCGCTGCTCGACGCCTACCAGGAGGCCAGGGCCAGGGCCCTGACCGCAGTCGGGGTGCCGGGGCACGTCGACCCGATGCGGCTGGCCGATCAGTGGGTGGTTGAGCGCCGGTGTATTGTGGCCGACTGCGACGGCTGGCGCGACCGCTACCGCGCTGCCGTGCAGCGAGAGATGGCCCGCCTGCTCAACGACCGTGACGGACTCCGGGCATGAGCGTGCGATTGCGGCGGCGCTCCTGGTTGGGCCGCCTCCGGCGCTTTCCCGGCGTGGTGTGGCAACACGCGCGCCTGCTGCGCCGCCACGGCAACGGCTGGCCGGCGTCGTTATGGCTGGCGTTCAGGATGTCGCTGCTTCTGTTGCTCCCAACAGCGTCGGGGAGGGGGAGAAGGCGATGAGCACGCGCGTCGCCGTGGGCGAGGTCGTCTGGTGGGGCCTGGACATCCCGTTGACCTACATGTGCCGGACGTGTGGCAAGGTCGTCTACAAGGACGTGATGGGTAGGCCGGTAGCTGACGTGTACCCCGGCCCGGTGGTGTGCTCGGACGAGTGCAACCGGCGCTTTCTCAACTACCTGACATTCGGGGACGAGCGCGGGCCGTTCGGTGATGATCCCGACGACCCGTGCACGGAATGTGGGCGGTCGCTCGGCCGCCCCATCGAGGACGTGTACGACTGGTGCGACGCCTGCTTTACCCCGCGCGGGCTGCTGGAGGAGGGTGATGGCCATGACATTCCAGCCGTTTGATTTGGATGGTGCCGAGCGTCGATGGCGCGAGGCCTACGAACTGGCGCCACTCGGCGCCGCCGTCGTGGTCGCCCACGTGGTACAAGTCGAGTACCCGGCGGCGCTGGCCGAAATCCGCCGCCTGCGCTCGGTCGTGACGCAGATGCAGCAGGCCATCGACCGGATGGGTGACGGCATCGAGCCGTTCCCCGGCGAGGACGACGATGGCTAGCCGCACCGGCGAGTTCGATTGGCTGGAACGCGAGATCGCGGCCGCTGTTACGCCGCTCTGCGAACGGTACGGCTACGGCGCGGTGATGGGCACCGCCAGCCGTCTCTGGCGCGAACGCGATTCGGTTGGCGCCCTGGCGATGGACGACGGCGCCGCCCGGCGGGTCGCCGGCGCGCTGCTGCAGTACGCGATTGGCGACACCGCGGCCGACGACGGGTTGTACGTCGATTGGCGCTACGTGGCCGAGCAGATGGCGGCGGCGCTGGATGGGGGCAAGGATGGGGACGACGAAGCCGGCACGCCGCCGCTTTGACTGCTACGACCGCGCTGGCGTGCGGCGCTGCCGGGTGACGCTCACCGACGGCAGTCTCGAGGGCAGCGTGGTGTGGTATCGTCCACCCCTGGCCGGCGGGCCGGACGTGCGCCGCGTCGACCGCAGCGAGGCCGCCTGCCTGCTCTGGCGCTGGCGCCACGAGGGCGGGTCGGTGGTCGAGCTCGCGCGCTAGGCCGCCCTCGCCCGAGCCCGCTCGGCCCGCTTCCGGCACGCATCGCATAGGCCATTGGCGTGGACCGGGCGGCCGCAGTCGGGCGTTTGGCACAGCGCACTCACCGTGGCAGCGCGCTCTGCCACCGGAGCGGCAACCGGCACGACGGGCACGAACGCCACGCACGTCGGCGCACCCGGCGGCCCGATGAACTGCGCCGCCACCGACCAGGGTTCGGCCGCTAGCCCGAAGTTGGACTTAGCGTGCGTCACCTGGACGTAGCCGCCCTGGCGCTCGAGCGTGAGCTGGCTGCGGATTTTGGCGTGCTTCATGAAGCTGCCCACGGCGCCCTGTTCGGTGTGCTTGCCCGTGTGGTCGATGGCGACGACCGGCACGCCCCAACTCTCGAAGCCGCCCAGTACCCGGTTCCACCCGTTATGGTCGGAGAGCGCCACGCCACGTGCGCCGATCGTCAGCGAGTCGACCAGCACGCAGCCGGCGCGGTGCTTCCTGACGGCCCGACCAACCAGCGCGATGCCCTCGGGATCGCCGAGCGAGCACTCCACTTGCAGGTAGCGCAAGCCGCGCGGCGGACGTGAGAGGCCGCGTCCACGAGCCAGCGGCCAGGCACGCCGGCGACACTCCTCGCCCTCCAGCTCGGCGTCGACGTACAGCACGGACGATAGGCGGCGCACCGGGCGGCCCAACCAGTCGCCGCCAGTGAGACAGGCGATGCCCAGGTCGAGTAGCATCAGCGACTTGCCCAGTCCACCGGGCGCCACCAGCGCCGTGACGTACCCGCGCGGTTCCAGCCGGAGCCACAGGCGGCGCGCCGGCGTCGGGCCGTAGGGCACCAGTCCATCGACCAGCCAGGCCCGCGGCGGCGGCTCGCTGCCGATAGACACGTCCAGCGTCGTCCCACCGTCCCCGGTGCGTCCCCGCGGTGCTGGCCGCCGCCCGCTCGTGGCAGTGGGCAGCACCCCCGGCGTCCCAGGCGTCCCACCGTGGGCGTCCCCCCTACGGGGGGACGAGCCGGCAGGATGGGACGGGTTGGGACGGCCGTGGGACGCCTGCTCTGCCCCGCCAACGGGTGAGCGGGATGGCGGACGAGTGGGCGGGAGACGCATGAACCACCAGTGCCACGCCAGCATCGCCAGCGCGAGCACGCCGAGCCAGAGCGCGGCGTCGGGCGGCCTATCCGCCGGCATCGCCGCGCTTCCGCGCCCTGAGGGCTTCCCGGACGAGTTGCACGACCTGGTAATTCACCGTCCGCGTCTCGCACGCCGCCAGCCGCTTGACCTCCTCCCACACGTCCGGCGGCAGGTAGATCATGATGCGGTGCGGCGGCGGGCGCGTGGACACGGGCGCTCCTCCGTCCAAGCGTTGATGCTGCATGCTAGCATATGCTATCGTGGCGGCGGGCGATGGACGGCCTATCGGACGCGCTCAACGACGCGCTGGCGCAGTTCGGGCACGATCTGCTGCTCCAACTCAACGACGCGCTGCAATCGGCGTTCTCGACGTGGATGAGCAACTCGGCACCGTCCCTGTTCGGGCGCCTGCTGACGATGGCGATCGGCGCCCTGGCCCAGTGGCTCTGGCAGGCGGCCGGCGGCGCCCTGGGCGGGTTCAACCTGTTTACCCAACTGCCGCCGATGTGGAGCTACGAGCTCAGGCCGGCCGTCGAGTTGCGCGACCGGCTCGGCCCGCTCGCCAAGGGGTTGGTCGGGCTGGCGTTCCTGGCCGGCATCGGCTGGGGCGCCGTCTGCCTGGCGACCGGCCGCACGTTCTCGCGCGTGGTCGGGGCACTCCCGACGTTCCTGCTGGCGACGGGCGGGTTGCTGGCGGCCCCCACGCTGTGCAAGTGGTGGATCGACTTCGCCAACGCGGCCAGCGCGTCCCTGATGAACCCGTCTAGCGGGTTGCCGGGGTTGGAGCAGGTGCGCGGCTGGGAGTACGAGTCGGCGCTTGGCGTGGTCGCCCTGGTCTACCTCGTGGTCGCCGTGCTGATGCTCCTGACGCGGCTCAAGCTGGTGGTGATCGTCTGCCTGCTGCTGGTGGTGGCGCCCATCGCCCTGGCATCGGCGGCGCTGCCCGTCCCGCTGGCCCAACGCTTCTTTTCGTGGTGGCTGGCGACGTTCGCGGGCGCCGTGTTCGTGCAGGTCTTGCAGGCGGTCTGCTTCGGGTTAGGCGCGGCGCTGCTGGCGGCGCCGTTCGTCACCGGCGGCGTGGAAGGGCCAGCCGAAGCCGTCTTGAGCGCCAGTATCGGCATCGGCTCGTTGCTGGCGGCGATGGCGCTGCCGGGGATGCTGCTCGGTTCGCTGGCCCGCGCCGGATTGGCACCGGGCGTGTTGGGTAGCGCGTTGCAGGCGGGGACGCTGCTCGCCGGCTTTGGCCTGCCGCTGGCGGCCAGCATGGGCGCGGCGGGTGCCGCCGCGAGTGCCGGACGCGCCGCCGTGTGGCCCGTGGCGCCTCCGGCGCTACCCGCACCGAGCACGATGAGCTTGGCCCCAGTGGGCGGCTACGTGCGCAGCGTGTTGTTGTTGCCCGCACCGAAGGACTGAAAGGGAGGAACCGAGATAATGACTCCTGAGGCAATCATCGCCAACCTGACCGCGCTGGTCCAAGCCGTGATGGTGCCGCTCGGCGGCCTCTGCGGCGTCGCCGGCACCGTCCTGTTTGCCAGCGGCAAGGCGACCGACAGCCCCAACATCATCCGCTGGGGCAAGAACTCGTGGCTCGCTGCCATCATCGCCTTCGGCGGCGCCGCCGTCGTCTCGCTAGCCCAGTACCTCAGTGGCCGCATCTTCGCCTAACCAGGCGGTAGTGCCGGATGGCGCGATCGACGAGGCGCGGTTGTGGCACGCCTGCCCGCGACTGGACGCGCCCGCGCGGCTCTTGTTGGGCTTACCAAGTCACCAGGCGAAATGGTTGCTCGGCGGCGTGCTGCCGGCGCTCGTCTTGGTGGGCGCGTGGTCGGACGCCTGGGGCTCGCCGGCGTGGTGGGCGTTCCTGCTCGGCGGCCTGCTGGTGGGCATCGTGGGCGCGTTCGTGCGTCCCCACGGCCGGCACCTGGGCCACTGGGCGTCCGCGCTCGTGACGTATTACACCAGCCCGAGGCGGGCGGTGTGGAAGCCGGTAGGGAGGAGGACGCTCGTATGGTGACGGACGCGCTCAACGTGGCCGAGATTGAGAGACGCGCGGCGTCTCTCGTCCAATCGCCCCGCTTGCATACGCATGGACTAGCAACACAGCGCGTGTTAGAGGTCGACGTACCCGCCCTGGTTGCCGAGGTGCGCCGCCTGCGGGGCGAGTTGGACGACTGCGCCCGCGACTACCGGGAGGCGTACACCAGACACATCCGCGCCATCGACCTCCTGATTGAGGTCCAGGACTGGCCGCACCTGACCCCGCTCGACCCCGGCCTGTGCGACCGGATCGACACGTTCCTGGACGCGGACACAGACGGGCGATGAGCCTGCTTGCTCGGTGCTTCGCCATCGGCCGCCTCGCCCGCGCACCCAAGGCGCAGACGGCAGGCAGGATGCTGCCGCCCGCCAGCGTCCAGCGCAGCCAGTTGGGGTTGTCCATGGTGGACGTGCTCAACGGCGTCGTCACCGTCCGCGGCGGCGAGGTGCGCTGTCTCGTATCCCTGTCGGGGTTCCCGCTGCACCGCGCCGGCCCGCGCGAGGCGGCGGCGTTCCTCGCCGGGTTCGCCCGTGCGCTCAACGCGCTGCCGGCGGGCGCCGCGTGGATCGTCCGTTCACGGCCCGGTGGGTTGTACGGCCACATCACCAAGCAAGAGCAATGGGGACCGGGCAGTACGGCGCTCGCCCGGTTGCGGCACGCGCAGTTGGCGCACGCCCGCTCACAGGAACTCACGGGTGCCGTCAGGGAGACGACCAACTACGTCGTCTTTCGGCACCCCAAGGGCGACGTGCGGGCGTTGCTGACCGACGCCGCCGCCGCCATCGGGCAGTTGCGGGCGGCCGGCCTGCGCGCCGAATTGGTGACGGAGAAACGGTTGGCGGAGGCGCTGGCCGTGAGTTGGCACCCGGCGGCGCAGGAGCACCTGTGGGTGTCGGTGGGCGAGACGACGCTGAACTACTCACCGTCGGCGGGCGCACGGGTGAGGTTTGCGGAATGAGCACTTGGCACTATCTGCGGTACTTGTGCCGGCACAAGTGGTGGGTATTCGTCTACGCCTGCAAGATGGGCGTGCCGTGGCGCGGCGTGACGCACGACCTGTCCAAGTTCCGGCCGAGCGAGTTCTTCCCCTACCGAGACTACTTCTACGGCGGCTATCCCAGAGACGCCAAGCCGCCCGAGGTACAGGCGGCGTTCGACCGGGCGTGGCTGTACCACCAGCACCGCAACAATCACCACTGGCAGCATTGGGTACTCAGGGAGGACGACGGCGGCACCAAGATGCTGCCGATGCCCGATGCGTGTCGGCGCGAACTACTGGCCGATTGGATGGGTGCCGGACGCGCCATCACCGGCAAGAGTGGCGGCACAGCCGATTGGTACCGCAAGAACCGGGAGCGGCAGCACATCAACGCCGAGACGCGGGCATGGATTGATGGCGTGTTGCTGTCTGCGCCGCCACAGGAATCAATGTCGTGAGTGCCCTCGCGCTGCGGCGCCCGACGCTGCCACGGTTGCCACACGTGACCCTCGAGCCGGTGCGCCGCCGGATCGCCACGCTGAGAGAGACGTTACGCGCCGCCGCCCTCGTGGAGTCGGGCGAACGCACGTTGCTCGACGCCCTGGCGCCCGACTGGACAGAGCAGACGAAAGACACGTACACCGTGGCGGCGGACGGGCACGAGCACCACTGCCGGACACTCCTGATTCGGGACTGGCCGCCCAGGGTCAACGCCGGCTGGCTGGCGCCCCTGCTCTTTGACTTGGCCGGCGACGTGTCCATCGGACTGCACACCGAACGGCTGGCGAAGGGCGCCGCCGCCAAGCGAGCGCGCAACGCGCGGGTGGTGCAGACGACGGACGCGCTCGCGCGGGCGGAGGCCGGCAAGCTGTCAGACCCAGCAACGCAACTGAACGTCGCCAGCGCCGAGCAGATCGCGCTCGACGTGGAGGCCGGCGCCGAAGCCCTGTACTCGTGTACCGTGGCGCTCACCCTCCGGGCGCCCACGGCAGGCGAGTTGGACACGCTCACCAGGCGGGTGCAGGAGCACCTGGGCGCGTCGGGCGTGCGCGTGTCGCCAGCCCTGTGGGAGCAACGCGGCGGCTTCCTGTCCACCGTGAGTTACGCCGGCCCAACCCTGGAGCGGCCGCGCACGGTAGACACGTCGACGCTGGCGCTGTCGTGGCCGTTTCTGGGGCAGGACTTGGGCACGCGGGATGGCCCGCTCATCGGCATCGCCCTGGCCGACCGGGCGCCCGTGCACCTCGACCTGTGGGCGCGCGAGGAGGGCTGGAACGCGCCCGGTTTGTGCATCGTGTCGCCGCCGGGCGGCGGCAAGACGGTGACGATCGGCACCCTGGCGGCGCGGCACCTGACCCAACCGGACGCGCCCGACGTGCTACTCGTCGATCCCATGAAGGGCGATTACCGCCGCCTCGTCAGAGAACTCGGCGGGCAGATTGTCAGGCTGTCGACGTCACCCGACGTGGTGTGCAACCCGCTGGATTTGCCGCCGGCGACCATCCTGTCGGGGACGGGCGAGACCAGCGAGCAGAATCCGGTGACGGAACAGACGCGGTTGGTCACCGGCTTGCTGGCGCTGATGGTGACGGACCCGGGCCCGGACGGCGCACCAGGAAGGATGACGCGAGCCGAACGAGCCGTCGCCGAGGGCGCCGTGCTCGCCGCCTATGCCGGTGCCGGCATCCTGCCCAACGACGCCGGGACGTGGGACGCGACGCCGGCCGACGTGCCGGCGCTCCCCGACGTGTTGGCGGCGCTGGAACGGCAGGCGGCCGATCACGGCTCCACGACGGCCAGAAGTGTGGCCGAACGACTGGCGCCCTTTTGCCGCGGGACGCTGGCGGCGCTCTTCAGCCGGCCGACCACGCTCAGGCTCGACGCCGGGTTGACCAGCTTCGACCTGGAAGGCTTGGACAGCGAGCTCAGGCCGCTGGCCGTGTGGCTGATCGGGGATTACGTGTGGAAGGTGGCGAAACGTGACCGACGCCGCCGTATCCTCAGCATGGATGAGGTCAAGACGCTGCTCGAGTACCCGGAGAGCGCCCGACTGGTGGCACACCTGTACACCCTGGGCCGCGCCTACCACCTCTCGGTGTGGAGTGCGACCCAACTGCTCAGCGACTACGGCTCGACGCCGGAGGGCGAACGGGCGTTGCAGTCGGCCGATACGGTTCTTTTACTCCGTCAAGCGCCTGGCCGCGGCTCAGGAGACGCACAGGCGCGGTACGGGCTGACGGCGGGCGACCGGGCGTGGCTCGAGGCGTGTGGGCAGGGCGCCGGCGTGCTGCGCACCCCGAAGGGCACTGGGCGCGTGCAGGTCACGCCATCGCCCCTTGAGTTGGCGCTGATGGGCGGGCCGGAGGCGGCATGAACCAGGTGCGGGCGCAACTGCTGATCCACGGCGGGCGCGTCGTCGCCCGCGACTGGACGCTCGAACGCAACGCCACGGGCGGCTGCCGCCTCACGCTCAACACCGCGCCGCTCACGGCACGCACCTACGGCTCGATTATGTGCTCGCTGATCCTCGGCCGGGCAGAGTTCCCAATCGTGTTCGACGCGACGATACACGGACGCGGCGTGCACTACGACGGCACGGCGTGGGTGGAGGAGATGACGACGGATTCCGGCCCGCCGGAGACGCAGAGGCTCGTGTTCTGCTGGCAGCTGCCGATCGGTGAGCCGCGGTGAGTGCAGCCAACCGGACGGTGCCAGCGCCGCCGCCCGGTCAATCCTGGAGTGGGCGTACCGCCGCCATGCTCGATGAGATGGCGGCCCCTATCACGACGCCAGCATCGTCGCCGCCAGCCAAGCTCCTAGCCCCAAGGCCACCAGATTGACCCGCGACGGCACGCCCACGGCGGCCAGGATGAAGCACACCAGCGCCAGGATTTGCAGGATGCGCGGCAGCACCAGCATCGTCGTTCTCCTCCTCTAGGCCGGCGCCGCCACCCGCCGCGCCGCCACCCGCCGGTAGGTGAGCCCCGCCACGCGCGTGCGACGGCACCGCGCACAGAACACGTCATGCCGCCCGACGCGGCTGCCGAGGTCGCCCGGTCCGGCAATCGTCCACGACGCGCCGCACGTCTCGCAGCGGTAAACCCGCTCCACGGCGGTAACACCGCGCGACGGGGCGGCCATCGTCAGCCGGTCCAACTCGGCGGCGTGTTGGGTGCGTACACGCACACCCCTCCCTCAAAGACCATCCAGGCACGTCCCGAGCCATCGGGCGCCGCCTGCTCCGCCGCCTTCGGCAGCCCGCGGTACCTTCCAGAGCGGTACTCGGCAAGGAACGCCTTGTACAGCGCGGCGTCGGGGTTGAGCGGCACGCCGGCGGCCGCCCACAGCGGGGCAAAGACCCACTCGGTCAACTCCTGGTCGGTCACGATTGGTTCTCCTGGTATCGGGATAGGGATAGGGTGTGGTGCGACGCCGAGAAACTCCAGGATGGCCGCGCAATCCGCCGCCGCGACCGTCTCTATCTGGTCGAACAGCACATCGTGATCATCGCCCTGCCCGATGCCGTGCTCGACGATGATTCCCGGTGTCTGGTCGGTCGTGGCGCGGAAGGCGTAGTAGTCCCACGTGTTCGGGTTGCGCCGCTGGTTGGCGACCGGGATACCGGTCGCCTCGACGTAGTGGCGCTCCCAGATGGCGATGGCCCGGTCGCTGGCGGCGCCCATCGGGTCGTTGCGGGCACGGTCGGCAAAGCAGCCAGTGTTGTTGCCCGGCCCGTAGATAGCGGCGTCGTAGTGCAGCGCGACGAACAACTCCCAATCCTGCGAGCATTGGGGCGGCGGCTTGCGGACCACGCCGTTGCACAGCCACGCACCCACCACGTCGGCGGCCACACCCGCTGCCACCAACCGGCGGCGCAGGCGTCCCGACAGGTCGAGCGCCCAGTCTGCCTCGCCCGGTGCGCCGCCGCCCCCGCCGCCGGGGCAGTTGTGCCCCGCCTGAATCAGCACACGCGCCATGTGGCAATCCCTATCTGGCAACAGGTAGAATAAGGGAAACGAACACGCCCCCGCGACGCTGGAACGTCCGGGGGCACGGCACCAGCAAGGGGGTCTTGCCGATGCAGCCTCAGCGTAACAAGCGGCATGCGCCGCTGCCGCCCACGCAGCGAGTTTGTGAGCATTGTGGGCAACTGTTCATCGTCTACCACGCGGACCTTCGGCGTGGCCACAGCCGCTTTTGCGGCAACGCCTGCCATATCGCCCACCGCTACGGTTCGATTGAGCAACGCTTCTGGAAGAAGGTGGACCAGACTTCCAACCCCGATGGCTGTTGGCTCTGGACTGGGTGGCACGACGCGGCCGGCTATGGGGAAATGTCCATTCCTGGAACCGGACGCAACACGAAAGCCCATCGTGTCGCCTACCTGTTGACGAAGGGGCCAATCCCGGACGGCCTGCTTGTGTTGCACCGCTGCGACAATCCGCCCTGCGTGCGGCCTGGCCATCTCTTTCTTGGCACCCAGGGAGACAATGCGCGGGATAGGGAAGCAAAAGGCCGCGGGCGGCAACCGCGAGGTGAGCGGACTGGTCGAGCCAAATTGGACGCCACTCGCGTCTCCGCTATTCGTGCTCGCTATGCGTCGGGCACTGCGTCTCAACCACAACTGGCCCGCGAGTACGGAGTATCCACCAGCTTGATTAGTCTCATTGTTCGTCGGGAGGCGTGGCGGCACATTTCCTGACCGCATTACCGCTGCCCCTTTACCGCCAACCGTTCGACGTAGGCGGGGGTCATTCTGCGGCCGCCTCCCGCTCGACCCGCTCGACCCGCTCGGTGCGTGCCCGCTCTGCCGCGTACCGCCGCAGCCGCGCGTCGAACCGGCCATCCTGCCAGATGTGCGCGTCCACCAGGACGGCCAGCAACGCCAGCAGCGCCAACTGCACCACGCCGATGGCGCTGCCCCGTAGTGCGGGCCAGGCGTAGCCGAGCAGCGCCACCCCAGCGACGATGCCCTTGAGCGCCACAACGCCGAGGTGCATCCGCACCCGCCACAGATTGGCCCAGGCGGCGTAGGTCAGCGCGCCGTCCGCGCCGCTGGCCCGCAGCCGCCACAGATCGCGCACCGCCCGGCCGTGTAGCCGCGCCGCCAAGAGCAGCCCGTACAACGAGCCGCCGAACCACACAATCGTCGTGCCGAGTGCCAGCGCCCGAGTCACGTCCTCGATATCCACTCCATCACTCCCACTCCATCACTCCCACTCCATCACTCCCGCCGCAGGTCCACGTCCTGCCGCAGCCGTTCGAGCGTCTCGCGCGTCTCGCGCGCCTGCCGCTCGATAATTTCCTGCCGCCGGATAATCGATTGCTGCAACTCGTCGGGAATGTGCCCCCGCGCGGCACGGCCGCCGGTGCCAGCGTCGCCGCTCGGGCCGATACCGAGCGCCCGCACGACCCATGCCCACCAGCCGCCTATAGCCACCCTGGTTGCCTTTTCGTCTTTCGCCGCGCTGCTGTGCTTACGGCGCTAGCCGGTCATTGTGCGCCATCTGCTGGCTCACGCGGATGGCATCGCGCGTCAAATCCTGCTGCCGTTCCGCGAGTGCCGTGCCCTGCAAGGCCAACCCGCGCCAGAAGTCGCGGTCGCGCTCGACCGCCGCCACGTACCAGCCATACGCCCACCACTTGCGGGCGCCCGTCAGCACGACGACGAGCAGCATCGTCACCGGCACGCCGAACCGCTCGACGAGGGGAATCCAGTCGTCAAACACGGCGCGTGTCCGTTCCCGCGGCGAGCGTCGTGCCCAGGAAGGTGCCGGCCAGCGTGGCGGTGTTCACGTCAGGTGCCCACCGTCGCCACCCACGAGCGGCCGCCGCCGCCCCTGAGCTCGAGCACCAGTTGGCTCACGCGCAGCGCCGACCCGCTGACGTACTGGTAGCCGTAGGTCTCCTGGTTGGGCACCGTGCCGTGCGCCACGGCGCTGCGGGCGTAGAAGTAGGTCGTCAGCGGTTGCGCGGACGCGATGGTCGAGAACGACGTGCCGAACAGCACCCGCAGCAGCGCCAACCCACCGAGCGCCGCCTCGCCCCGCACGAGCGCGCAGAGTTGCCCGTTGTAGCTCAGGATCGAGCCGAGTTGGTCGGCCGGCAGCGGCGGCGCGCCGAAGGTGTACACGTCCTGCGCGTCGGTGCCGCCGTCGGCCCGGACGTAGGCCGCGTCGTTGTCGGCGATGGTCTCGCCGACCGCCTCCAGATTGGTGGCGGCGCCCACCGGCGTCCAGACGACGAAGCCGCCGCCGGGTGTGGCCGGACCGCTGGTGGGCAGGTAGGCCCGCACCGGCCGGTAGCCGGTGAGCTGCGATTCGAACGTCCCGCCGCTGCTCGTACTCGGCCCCAACAGGTGCGTGTACAGGTCGCACACGTCCACCCGCACCGCGTTGCCGCCGTCCTGGTTGCCGAACCGGACGCGGGTCAGCTGGGGGTTGGCCATCACCCCGACGTCGACCGGCGTGATGCCGTCCGCGTCGAGCACCGCGTCGCCGTCCACCCGCACCAGCGCCCGGCCGGTCCCCGGCGTGCCGGCGCCGTCGCCCAGGCGCAGCGCGATCTCCAGAAACACCCAGGTATCGAAGGGCAGCGCGCCGGTCCCGGTGGCCACCACGGTCGTCGGGTCGCTGACGGCGAACGTGCCGTCGCTGCGTAACCGAATCTGGGTCAACTCGGTGCGCGTGCCCAGCGCCGGCGTGGCGTCGTAGATGCCCTGCACCAGCGCGATCGACGTGGTGGCGCCCCACGTCCCGGAGTGGACGTACACCGAGCCGCCCCACGCCAGGTAGGTGCGGGCCGCCCCCGACCGGTGGAAGGCGTGCTCGACGCTGGTCGCGCCGCCGTCGAACCGCAGCGCGCTGCCGGCGGTGCGGCCGTCCACCAGTTGGGGCGTGCCCTGCACCACGGCGTACTTCTGGCCCACGTCGGCCGCCGCGTAGTGGCTGCACGAGTCCACGAACCAGTCGAGCTGTTGCAGCACCAGCGGGTAATCGGAGGAGGGCACCGGATTACTCCACCCCTCTCCCTACCCCTACACCGGCCGCAGCCGCAGCGTCAGCGTCGCTAGGTTGATGCCCGACGCACTGCTCACGAAGGGGCGGAGCACCTGGCCCGCACTCAGGAGCGTCGTCCACCCGGTCATCGGCAGCGCGTCCGAGTCGTTCTTTTGGGCCGCGGTGAGCGACGGCGGCGCCGCCGCGCAGATGGACGCCACCGTCGGGTAGGCCGCGTAGGACGCCGCCACCCGCAGGTCGACCGTCAGCGAGCCGGTGGTGTCGGCCAGGAGCGTCCAGCCGACGATCTCGTAGGACCAGGCAAGGTGCAGGTTGGCCTTCTGCCCGGTCGCCAACTGCGAGCCGCCGCCGTCGAGCACGACGAACAGGTGCTCGACGCGGTGCCGGTCACCCAGGTGCTCACTCACCAAATCCGTGGCCTGCCGCACCGCTTCGGCGACGGCGCGATCCTGCAACCCTTGTAAGGCACCGGGAAGCCGAGCGAGTTGTTGGTCGAGGTCGACTGCCATCTCCGTTGTCTACGCCGCCGCCCGTTGGGCCACGCCCAAGGTCTGCGTCCAGCGCCCGCGGTCGAAACTCCACGAGATGTGCTCGAGCCAGTAGTGGGCGTCCAACTGGAGCGTCTCGGGCGCCAGCACCCGTACCGTGTGACCGGGCTCCAACCGGTCACCCCTATACGTAGGGATGCTGCCCCGCGTAATCGTAGAGTTGACCATCGCCAGGCGGTACTCGGCCTGCTGCTGGCAGCTGCGCCCCTGGCCAGCCGTCCCGGCCTCGCGCTCGAGCCATTGGCTTTCGGTGGCTTCGGTGGCGCTCTCCTGGCCCGGCGGCAGGATGGCATTCGTCCCGACGGCGGTGTACGTCAACTTGCTCTCGCCGGAGTGCCAGCCGTCCACGCGAGCGCGGTTGGCCACGTGGTCGCGCTCGTTGATGGTCGAGTCGGCGCCGTCCAGGATGTGCTGGCCCTGTACCAGCGCGGCGAACTCGCTCGCCGCCTCCGGGATGGCGGTCTGGTGCGTGCGGTAAATCTGCCCGTCGATGCCCTCGTAGGTGCGGAAGGCGCCTGGTTGGCCGCCCACTACCTGGGTAGACACTTCGTCTATCCGCTCGATGCAGTCCAGCCCGGTTTCGCCCTCCTTCCACACGAAGGGGTTGAGCTTCTTGTCGGCGTTGTAGCCGATGGTGCCCCACAGCGCGCCGGTGCCGCCGATGTTCTCTACCGTGTAGGGCACCCCGCAGCGGTCGAGGATCAGGCGCACCATCTCGTCGTCCGACCGGCCGGCGCCGCCGTTGCTCAGGTCGGTGCCGCCCTCTTCCAGGTTGCGATACCACACCGCGCGGTGGAGGCGCCCTCGCAACTCCCACGTCTTGTGCGCCGGCAGCACGCTCCTCTGGAGTTTGACGAAGTACCCGTAGAACCGGGTGTACTTCTCGGCCTCGGTTGGGCCAACCCGGATTTCGACCAGCTGCCACGGCGCCGGCTCGGGCTGCGCACCGTACTCGCCGTGCACGTCGGCGGCCACCGTCACGCTGGCGCGAGCCACGCGCATGTCGAAGCCAAACTCGGCCGACGCCGCCACCGGCAACGTGTGTTGACTGCCGGCAACGTAGACCTCTAAGACGGGCGATTGCTCGATCACATCTGGGACGGGCGGCGGTGCGAGCGCCAGCACCAGCGTGCCGCTGCCGGGTTCGCTGCCCGCCTCGCCCAACTCGAACAGGTCGCCGTCGGCCATACTCGCTCGCTCGTTCGGTCGCTCGGTCGCTCGGTCGCTCGCTCAAGAACGCCTAGGTAAAGAGCAGATAGGCGCCGTACAGGTTGGGATCGGCCGCGCCGTCGCCGCCGTACCAGCCGATTTGGAGTTGGCAGGCGGCGATCCGTGCGTCGGGCGGCACGTCAATCGCGTCAGTCAGGAACCATACCGTCGCGGTGTGGCTCCCGGCGCTGGTCAGTAGCACCTTCCACCCGGGATCGCTGCTCGCCAGGTTGAGGTTGGTGCTGGTCGGGTGGTAGCGGACTTGTATCTGGTGCGCCGCCACCAGCGTAATATCTGGGAAGGCGTACAGGCGCACCGTCTGGGTGCCCCGCAGGTCGACTAACCGGCGCTGCGTGGCGTCCTGGCTGAGCGGGTTGAACTGGCCGGCCGCCGGGTTGCTACACGTCGCCGAGTTGACCCCGTCATTCTCCTTGAGCACCAGCATCCCACCGGCGCCGCCGCCACCGGGCACCGCGACGCGCGGGTTGCCACCGAACCCGGTCATGCTCAATAATCCCCCGCATCGGCGGCCACGACGACGAAACTCTCGGCCAGGTGGGTACTCACCTTGATGACGGCCGACGCCGGCAGCACCAGCACCGGCCGGCCGTCCGTCCTGACCCATTCTTCTTCCCACGTCGCCACCGATGCACTCGCGGTGACGCTATCAACGGTGAACTCATGCACCAGCCGCGTCGTTGAACCCACGGTGACGAACAGGCGCACCATGCCCGCCGACGTGGACGAGCCGTCGCCCTTGGCGAGCACGCGCTCGATGCGGGCACCCAGCGTGCCGGCGGTAAACAGCGTGCCGTAGGTGCCGGTGATGCCGTCGCGGTTGGTGTTCGCCGTCGAGATGCCCACGATCGGCATCTGCGGCGTGTACGGGAAGATCGGGTTGGTGTTGGGCGCGGCCATCGCTTGCTCCCTCTCTGTCGATTAAAAGTTGTAGTTGGCGGCGTGATAGAGCGCCGCCGCGACGCGCACCCGCCCCGGCACGACAGCCGCGGCCTCGGCATCGAGTCCACCAACCGCACTGGCCCGCAGCACGGCCCGCTCGTTCGTCTCGTCCGCTTCCAGCGTCAGCCCGGCGCCCTCGACGGCGATGTCCCTGGCCGTTTGGACTACGGCGCCGCCCCGGTAGAAGGCGACCAGGTGGTCGAGCAACGCCTCGGTGACGACCGGCCGAAAGACGGAGCCAGCGGCGAACGCCTGGGCCGGGAACCGCGCCGCGTCCTCGTTGGCCCTGGTAAGCGTGACCTGGTTGGCGACGACGGCGGTGCCCAGTGCCAACTCGAACGTGCCATCGGTGGCGTTCTCCAATCTGACCGGGAATACGCCGTCGGTGGGCAGGATGCTGGGGTCGGTGACGATCGCCGTGGTGTCGCTGTCGCTCAGCGCGACGGCCAGACTGGTGGCCGGGCTATTGCCAATTCCGTAACGGTCGGTGGGCATCCTTTTTCCTTACGAGATGGGTTAGCCGGTGATCGTGAACCGTAGGCGCATCCGGCGCCACTCGGGATCCCACCAGTTCGCCTCGGTGGCGCTGGTCAACACGGCGCTGTGCGTGCCGCCCCAGTAGACCAACGTGCCCGACTGGTTCAGGCCGCCGAGTACGCGGTTCACCTGGGTTTGCGTTTGGCAGAGCACGTCCAAGTTCAGATGCGGGAGCTGGTTGCCGGCCCGCTGGACGACGACAGTGTTGCCCCAGGGCACGTTGAGCTCGTGCACCGTGGCTTCCTGGCTATACTCCCGGCCGTCGAGCAGCGCGTCGAACGACGCCTCGACGCCGGGATAGGTGAATGAATCAGGCATCGTATTGGCTACCTACCCTGCTCGCCGCCGCCGTGGGGTTGGCCGTCGTCTTTCTCGTGCTAGTCGGCCTGTTCTTGCTGTTCCGCGCCTTCTGGTTGTGGTATTGGAAGCTCGACCGCATCGCCGCCGATATCGAGACGGCCAACGAGTTGTTGGCCCAAATCCGCGACCTGCTCCGGGCACGCGAGCGCGAGCGGTAGTCCATCGCCGTCATTCCGTGGGCAGCACGCCGCCGAGCGTGACCGAAGGCGACGGCTCCGCCTGACTGGCCGCCTCCAAGATGGCCGCCATCACCTGGGCGCCGAGTGCCTCGATCTGCGCGCTGTCGGTGGCGTCGATGCGGGCCACGGCGACAACCGGGCCGTTGACCGTCACGCCGCCGGTGAACGCGCTCCCGCCGCCGCCCGCCGCGCCAAAGGCGGCGCCCAAGGGCGGCGGCCGTCCCGCCTGGATGGCCGCCGCCGCCGGACCCAGCGCGGCGCCGATCAGGGGCAGGTTAGAGAAGAAGAGAATCTGGTCCTCGATCATCTTGCGCGTGTTGGCGATCATGTCGGCGATGCGCGTCTCGATGGACGCGATGGCGCCCAGGACGGTCGTGACCATGACCGGGATATTCTGCTCAAGCCAGGTCTTCCACTCGATGAACTTGGCGATCACCACGTCCAGCGCCGCCGGGCCATTGGTCTGGATGAACGCGGCGAACTCCTGAAACTTGCCGGCCGCCGTCTCGACGATGCCCGGCAGGTTGGCCCGCAGCCACTCGAACCACTTGGGGACGTTCTGCACCAGCCAGCTGCCCAGGGCCTGCAGCGACGTGAACCACTGGTGAAACGTCTGCGCGCTGTTCGGCCCGAACACCTGGCCCAAGATAATCTCCAGGGACACCAGGCCGGCGTGGAGGAGGTCCAGCCCGTGCGCCTGGGCAATCCGGCCGGTCATCACCAGGAACGTCCCGAGCGGCTGGATCAGCGATTGCACGCCCGAGCGGACGCGCTGCACGAAGTCGGTGAACGTCTGCGTCTGCAGGAAGTCCGCCAGGTCGATGGCTAGACTCTCCACCAGATCAAAGAGCGGCTTGAAGGCGTCCGCCAGCCCGAACCCGACGGCGTCCTTGATATTCGCGATGGCGCCCAGCAGCTTCCTGGCTTGCTTGGCCATCAGCCCGCCGAAGTTGGCCCGCAAGAACGCCCGCAGCGCCGCCAGGAAGAAGTCCGCGGGCACCTTGCCGGCCTCGATCAGCTTCTGGGTCTCGATGCCCGTCTTGCCGAGCGCCTCGGCAAGGATCCGTTGGGCCGGGATGCCGGCCTCCGTCAGCTGCAGCAGCTCGTCGCCCTGGACGCGGCCCTTGGCCTGGATTTGGCCCACGGCGGTGATCAGCCGGTTCAGGCCGCCGGGGCCGAGATTGAGTCCGGCCGCGGCGTCGCCCAGATTGGTCAGCAGCGGGATGACGTCGTTGACCGAGAAGCCGAAGGCGAGCAACCGTTGCTGCGCCTCCAGCAACTGCGGCAGCTCGAACGGGGTCGCGATCGCGAACTGCTTCAAGCGGTTCAACTGGTCGCCGGCCGCCTTGCTCGAGCCGAGCATCGTCTCCAGGGCGAGCGACGAGCCTTCCAGCGTCGAGTTGAGTCCGAAAATCGAGTCGCCCACGGACGAGACGACGCCGGTGATGGCGTTCAGCCCGAGCATCCCGCCGACGAAGCCCAGCGCCGTACCGGCCGCGTTGGTCAGGAAGTTGCCCGTGGAGGACACGGCGCGGTTGACCCGCGAGAGGCCGCTCAGGGCGGCGGCCACGTCGCTCGTGACCTGCACCTGGAGTTGCGCTGCGCTTATAGCCATCTAGGCACCGCCCCCGCCGCCGGCACCGATCGTTCGGCCGCTCGGAGCCGCCCGCCGCCGGGCCGACGCCTGCGCCCGTTGGTGCTGCCAGCGCTCCTCCCGCTGCCGCCACTGGAGGAAGCGGCCCCACTCCAGGTACTCGGCGGCGCTCATGCGGGCTCGCAACTCGGCCACCGTCATACTTAGCCGCTCCGCCAGGGCGTACTCGAAGGCCAGGTCGTTATCCAGCGTCCGCGGGCTGAAACGCGGCGGCGGACGCAGTTTGCTGCGCCGCCGTCAACCCCGACAACTCTAAGATGGCATCGGTGATGGTTTGGGCCACCGACGGCTCGAGCGAGTCGAACAGTGACGCCGCCTCGGCCTCCGACTCAATAGGTGGGTGCACGAAGGCGAAGAGCCACGTCAGATGCTCGGCCCGCTCCAAATCCTGGCCGGGCAACCCTACCTCGGCACGCCGGTTGATCTGGTGCTGCGCGTGCCTCGACAACTGTCGGATGCGCACCCGCACACCGCCCGCAAGGTCGAGGTCGCGCTCGGCCATCGGCGCCACCGTCCGCAGTTGGTCGAGCGTGGCGTAGCCCGCCTGCCCGTTCTGGCTCGGCGCCGCTGCGTGGTAGGCCACGGTCGTCTCGCTCATGATCACGTCGCGCTGAACGCCGCCACGGTCACGCCGGTCACACCCGTATAGGTCAAATCAACCTTCCCATCGGCGCTGTTGAACCGTGCCGTCGGGAACGGACCCACCACGGTCTCGCCGGTACTCGTGATTTGCACCGTAATATCGTGGTCGAATCCTTGATCGCACGCCGTCACGCTGTTCGCGGTGACCGAGATGGCGGCGCCGGTGCTCTTGAAATACAGGAAGGTGGTGCCGTTGTTGGTGAAGCGGTCGCCGCCGCCCGCCGCCGACACGTAGGACACGGTGACGCCGCTCAGCGTCGGCGTCTGGACTGCCAGATCGGCCATGCTCGTCGCTCCTTGCCGTAGCGGATTACTGCGTGGTGTTGTCGAGCGCGCCGCTCACGCTGAAGTCGGCCGTGCCCCGCGCCGCGTCGCCGTCGGCGTCGGTCTCGGCCTCGACGTTCGACCAGTAGACCTCGCAATCGACCTCGGCCAACCCGGCGCCGGCGCCCTCCGGCCGGTAGCGCAGCGAGCACGCGACGACGCTGGCGCCCTGGTCGATGTGCGAGCGCAGCGCGGCCCAAATCGTCTGGTCGTACCAGAACTCGATACTCCCCGAACTCTCAGCCGGCCCGACGACGGCGGCGCTGGCGTTGCCGCCGCCCCTTTTCAAGAAGGTCGGCTCGCGGTCGGTGGTGAACGTCACGCTCGAGATGAATTGCGAATAGTTGGTGAGCGCGCCGCCGGGCGTGGCGTCGAAGTGCAACTCGTAGACATTCGGCGGGACCGGAAACGCCATCGCGTGTGCTCCTTACCTAACCTGGACTGGGACTAGTTGGGGTTGGCCTGCACCAGCATTTCATAGAAGCCGCCGCGGTGGTTGACCCGCCGCCCCTGGGGGAACTCGACCAGCGAGAACGCGCCCACCCGGCGGCACATCAGCACCGAGCCCTCCGGCACCGTGCCCGTGGTGCGGTCGAGCAGCGTGTCGATGCGCGACGCGGCGACGTTGCCGTCCCACAAATCTTCGCCCTCGAAGATGACCCGCACCAGATAGGTGAGCCGGGCGGCCGTGCGGACGTTGTTGCCGGCCAGGTCGTCGCCCGCCGTCTGCAAGGTGATCAGCCCGTGCGGCCGGGTGACGCCCTGCGGCGGCGCGCCGTTGTAGATGCGGTCGATCCACACCGATTGCAGGATCGGATCGACGTTCAGCCGCCTCCAAAGGAAGGATTCACAAATATCCAATTCGAACGTCGCCATCACCACACGCTCCGGTGTACAATGAAGGCGCCAAGACGCCCCCGCGCTGCGTCAACAGCCGGGGGCACGGCACCCAGACTCAGGAGGTCTGAATGCCCAACCAGCGTACCACTCGATCCCACCACGTTTCTGGCCCTAAGCCACGGCCACTGACCGATCGGTTCTGGGCGAAAGTCCAGAAAACCAAGTCGTGCTGGCTGTGGACCGGGAGCCGCAACGAGCACGGCTACGGGAGCATCCTGGGCAATGACCGCCGCTTGATCCACGCGCACCGCGTCTCGTGGGAACTGGCGAACGGCCCAATCCCCGCCGGCGTGGACGTGCTCCACAACTGCCCCGGCGGCGACAACCCGTCCTGCGTCAATCCGGCCCACCTGTGGCTCGGCACGGCGACGGACAATAGCCGGGACATGGTGCGGAAGGGCCGCCACTACGCCCACGCCACGCCCGAGCGCGTCCTGCGTGGCGAGCGGCACGGACACGCTAAGTTGACCGATGCCCAAGTCCGCACCATCCGCGCCCGCTACGCCCAGGGCGGCGTCACACAAACCGAACTCGGCCGGCAATTCGGCGTCCACGTCAGCCTCGTGCATCTGATTGTCCACGGGCGTATCTGGCGTCATTTGCTGTAGGTCGAACTCGAAGGTCGCCATATCACATCACATCACATCACATCACATCACATCACATCACATCAGAGCTTCCCGAGCGCCTGGATTGTGCGCTGCTGGTACTTCGGCCACTCTTGGGTGGCGGCCGGCGTCATGTAGGGCTGCGGCGGGATGAAGTTGCCGCTGATCCAGTGGTGGAAGCCGTACTCTTGAAAGACCGAGTAGTCGAGCGGTGAGTACACCACCCAGGCGACGCTGTGGATGGGCGCCGCGTCCTGCGCCACCGCTATCGAGTTGCGCAGCGCGCCGGTATCCACCGGGGCCAGCGCTTTGGCCCGCGACTGGATGGCCCTGGCGGACTGCTCGGCCGACTGGAACGCCAGCCCCGGCAACTTCGACAGGATTTCCGGGAAGCGGTTCTGCCGCACCCGGACGGAGAGCGCGCGTTGGGCCATCAGCCGGCATCCTCCCGCGGCGTGCGCGGCTGGCCGCCCACCGGAAACGCCAGGGGTTGCGGCTCCGGCGGCTGCGTGCGGAGCAGCACCTCGGCCAGGTCGGTGCGCATCGCCTCCACCGTCAGGCGCAGCGCCGCCAGTTCGGCTCGCAGCGCGATCACTTCGGCCAAGATGACGCCGCCGTCCTCGGCGTATTCAGCGTGTAGCGGCCGCAGCAGTGGGCGGCGCGCCGGCGGGAGCGGATTGCCGGGCATCATCGGCCAATCTCCTGGCACCAGATGACCTTGTGTACCTCCTCGTTCCGTAGCGCGTCGACGCCGATCACCTCCCAGATACGACCAGCGTTGTTCCCGCTGGCAATGCGCACCCGATCGGCCGGCACACAATCGGTGTCCTTCGGCACGACGACGCGCGCCGCAATCTGCGCCGAGATGCCGCCGGCAAATGCCCGCTCAAACGGCGGCTGGTAGCCCTTCTCGACGCGGCACGCCACCGTGGCGTCGACGCTGTAGGTCGCATCCAGCCCGCCGGACGGTCCGCGCGCCGAGAGCACCGGCAGGCGCAAGATTTCGCACGTACCGTCCATTGCGCTCCCACTGAGTGCGGTCAGGTTGGCGAGTGCAGCAACGGGCAAGACTGGCATCGTCGTCCTCTCAGGCGAACACCAGTGGGCGCGGCAGCAGCGCGATCACGTCGTCGGGGATGCCCAGCAGCCCACGCTCGGCCGTGCTGGCAATACTGCTCGCCGTCGGGCTGCCGTAGGAAATGCGCACGTCGCCCACCTGGTAGCTGGTGGCGGCGCCGCCACTGGCGGAGAGCGCACCGATGCCCGTAAGGGAGCCGCGCATCCAGTAGGCCACCAGCTTGGTGGCCGCCAACTCGATGCGCGGCGGCACGCTCACCGCCGGCGTGTAGCTCACCAGCGCCAGCCAGCCGCCGTAGCCGTTGGCCACGTTGAGCAGCCCCTGCTCCGCGTCAAGCAGCTCGTACTGCGTGCCCGCCGTCAGCGCTTGCAGCGTCGAGCCGATGGCGCTGGTTCTCACGGAGACGGATTGGATGGACGCTACCGGCCTGGTGCGGAGTTGGAGCGTGGCCGGCGGGTACCACGACAGGTCGTACACCACGTCGACGGGCGAGGAGCCCTCAGTCCACGGCGCCGCCCGCACCACGTAACTCTCGGCCGCCACTGCCGAGACGGTGCCCCAGACGCGGCCGGTTTTGTCGTCGATCCACTGCTCGGCCACCGGAATCAGCAGCGAGCACTCGGCCCGCTGCGCGTCCGTGAACGTCAGCGGGTTCAGCGAGTGCTCGACCCGATCGACCGTGGTGTAGCCAGGCATCAGGCGGCCACTCCTACCGGCTCCGGCTCGGTGGGTTCGGCCGCCGGTTGCGCGGCGGCGGCACAGCGGCCGAGCACCCGCCGGTAGAGCGCCGCGTGGCGCTCGGCCACCAGCCGCCACGAGTGGAACTCTTCGACCCAGGCGCGGCCGTTGTGCCCGTAGTCGGCGCGCATCTGGGGGTACGTCGCCAGCAGCACCATCTGCCGGTAGAGCTCGTCGGCGGTGCGCGCCTGCACGATGGGCGGCAACTCGCCCAACCCACCCGAGTCTAGGCACCAGCGGTGCACCTGGGGATCGAGATGGGTGATCACCGGCCTCCCGCAACTCAGGGCTTCGACGGTGGTAGTGCCGAAGCTACCGACGCTCCAATCGAACTGGTCGAGGATCACGTCGGCCGCGTGGTACAGGCGACGCATCCGGGGCTTGCTCGAGCAGGCCGCCCACAGGAAGCGACCGCCGTGCTTGAAGCCTAACCGCTCCATCAGGTCGGCCGTGTCCCGCGTTTCAAGCCCCCAGTACGACAGGATCAGCACCGCCTTGGGCGCGCCCTGCGGTTCCGCTTCGTCGACGTAGCGCCGGAACGCGTGCAGCACCCGATCGTTGCGCTTGCCGCCCGCGACACCGGGAGCGGCCTGCCGGGCCGGTTGCCAGAAGATGACCTCCGCATCGCGGGTGGCGTCGCCGCCAGGCTCAAGCATCTGGCGGCGGAGTTGCTGCGCCGCCGCCACGTCGCCGGCCGAGACGCACGGCGCAAAGCGGTCGGTATCCACCGGGTGCGGGATGAACAGCCGCCGGTCGGCGCCGCCCTCGTGCAACCCGAGCGCCCAGGCGGCCTCGGCACAGTCGGCGTTGGTCAGCACGTTGGCGTCGGCGTGCCGGTAGGCCAGCGCGATCAGCCGATGCTCGGGCGTGTTCTTGCTCGGCGCGTGGCGCATCGTGGAGTGCTCGAAGGTGACATAGGGCACGTCGGGCGGGAACAGCACGCCATACGCGGCCATCGGGCCGAGCAGCACAGTCAGGTCGTAGTTGGCCGCCAACGTGAGGATCGAGCGGACGGCCGGGTAGTCCTGGAGGTCGGCAACCGCCTGCTCCTGCTCGCCGGCATCGAGCCGCGAACGGGCGAGGAGCGTGCGGACGTGGGCGTCGCGTACCTGGCGGTGCTCGCCCGGCAGGGTGATGAACCGCGCCGCGCCGTAGAACCGCGCCAGGTCGGCCTGGAATGCCTCCTGCGTGTCGTACCACGGCTCGGCGCCGTCCGCGCCCAGGATTTTGGCCCACGGCGGCCGCGCCACCTCCCACTGCCGGGCGGGCGTCAGCCAATCGTAGTGGTCGGGGTAGATACCGCCGGTCTCGACGTCGAAGTCGGCCAGCTCCCAGTAGGGCACCCACATGGCGGTACCGCCGCCCAGGTCGAACGAGTCGGCCTCGATGCCTTGCCCGGCTGGCCGGTCCAGGCGGCGCAGCGCTTGCGCCAGCAGGAAGGCGTTTTGGGCGACGTTGCCGATGAGCGCCACGCGCATTACGGCGCCGCCTTCCGTGGGCGAGTGCGGGCCGGGCGCGGCTTCGGCCGTGGACGCGGGACCGGCGCCTTGACTGCCTTGTTTTCGGGCGGGCCGCTCAGCATCTTCGACTCTGACGCGGGCTCGACGTTCGGTTCTGGTTCTGGTTCCGGTTCGACAACCGACACCGCCGGCGGCGGGGCAGGTTCCGCCGCCGGCGGCTCGGCTTCGGCTGCGCTCCCGGCGAGGTGGCGCAACCCGTACCGCTCCACATCCGCCGCCGCCACCTCGCCGCCCTTGCCCGCGAGCAGGAAGGCGGCGCGCGGGTCGCCTTCCTCGACGAGGGTGGACCAGTCGCGCGTCACGTACAGCCGCCGCGGCGCCCGGTAAACCTCCGGCATCGGTATCCTGCCCTGCCCTTCCTCGAGCGTTCTCGGTCTGCTCCGTTACGTTTGCGCCGTCCAGGTAGGTGATCCAGCGGTCGTGCTGGTGTTGGCGTAGAGCGTGCCGTTGTCCGTGCGCACCAGCAGCGAGCCAGTGGCGGCGCCCCGATACGTCGCGTCGACGCCGGCTACGCTCTCCGTCACGCTCAAGGTAGGACTGGTGCCGGTCATGTCGTTGCGGTGGGCCACGATGGCATTGTGCGCCTTCTTGGCCAGCGAGCCGGCGAACGTGACGGAGACGTTGCCGACCCCCGCGGTCAGGGTGCCGCCGGCCGCCGTCGTCACGCCGCCGGTGCCGATACTGGGCAGCGCCTCGAGCGCCGCGTCGATGCTGGCCACCAGGCTGGTGTTGGTCGAGCTCCAGGCAATGGCACTGGTGACGAAGCCCTCAAACGAGAGCCGGAAGGTGGACGCGGCCTCCTGCGACGGCGTGCCGCCAATGACGATGCTCTGCCGCTCGTCGGTGCCCGCGACGGGCGCTCCCGAGACGGCAATGGGGCCGATTGACCCCTCGATGACCTGGCCGCCAACTATCACGCTCATCGTTAGACGTACTCCTTTCGCACCGCCACCCGGACGCTGCCCGACGTGAGCGGCTGAACCGTGAAGTGCAGCGCCGAGATCGACGACACGCCCATCGGCAGGTAGAACTGCCCCGGCGCCGTGGTCGAGAGCGCCAGCGTGCCGTCCGTCACCCGCTGCAAGCCCAGCGGCCAGCGCCGCGACCACTCCGGGTCGAGCGACGCCTGCCACGTCAGCGTGCCCACGAAGTTGCCGGTCACGTTCACGGTGAGGCGCGACCAGCCGGCCATATCGGTCGAGCCGATCGCGCCCGCCTGGCTCGTCTCCAGCACCACCTGGTACTCACTGTTGCTGATCGGCACGGCTTATATCCCGGCTCTGCCCATCAGATGCCCGTGCAGGTGCAAAAGGCCGATGGCCTATACACGGCAAGCGCTAATCTTGACTCAGCCAAGATGGCCACCTTGTTGTCGATGAAATAGGTAGAGTGCTCGGTACTCAGGGTGACGGTGATGCCCTCGCGCCGCAGCACCTCGGCGTAGGGCCGGAACGCACCCACCAGGCCGGTGCCGGACGTGATATTCGTCGTCTGCCGCACCGGCAAGCCCCAAATCCGATCGGGGCCCTCGTCCGACGGGTTGCCCCAGATGTAGATGCCGTCCGTCGTCCGCAGCAATTTGATGTCCGTCCAGTCGCCGGGGTGCACCACGAACGCCGTGGGCTCGGCAAACCCACTGCCGGCGCTGCCTCGGACGAGCTGCATGGCCTTGTACACCGTGTCAGGCGTCGGATCGGCGCCCTTGGCCTGCGTCTGGATGCCGGTGCGGTTGATAATGCCGTCCAGGTTGGGCGCGACGCCGTCGCCCACCAGCACCTGCAACTCTTCCCGGCGGCGGACGTTCGATGCCATCCGCCCCCGGAGTTGCGACTCGAGGAAGGGCACGTCGTCCAGCGCCTCTTTGGTGGCGGGTATCCAGGTCGGGATTTTGCGCACCGGTTCCGTCCGCAGCGTGAACCCTTCGGCGCTCTCCGGCTTGCTGACGCCCTCCGCTGTTTCTGCGGCGGCGTTCGTGACCGTCGTCTCTTCGTAGTACTCGACGCTGTTGCTCATGGTCTCGCCCTGGAGCATCAGGTCGGTGGTGGTGCGCTCCTCGACGGCCATTGCGACGAGTGCGCGGCGGTCGGCCTGCGGCGAGATGTCACTGAGCGTGACCAGCGTCTTGAAGTCGAGATAGGGCAACTCGATTTCGACGGTGCCGCGGTTCGCCTGGCGAAACGCCTTGTACTCCTTGTGCTCGAGCAGGAAATGGCGCAGCGACTTGGCGGCGGGTTGCCCGTAGCCGTAGCCGTAGCCGTAGCCGCCGGAACCGTTCAGTCCAGCGGCGTGGCCATTCCCGTTCGGCAGCGGCACGTTGGGCACCGGCTCAGTCAAGGCCCGCACCTTGAGCGCGTTGTTCTGGTTAATCAGCCACAGGTTGTGCAGCCGGTCGAACTCGATGCCCAGCGCCTCGAGCTCGTCGTTGCGGCGTTTGATCTCGCCGGCCTTGTAGTGCGTGTCGCCGTCGAGCAGCGTCACCTTGGACAGGTCGAGGTCCGGGCCGGCCTCCTCGAAAATCTTGTGGAGCTGCTCCCGCTTGGCCGCCAACTCCTCGCGGACCTCGGCAAACGATGGCATCGCTGTGGTACTCCTCTCCCTATCCGGGTACTGGGGGCTGCGGGGACGGCGGGGCAAGGTCCGCGAAGCGCCGCGCAAACTGGGCGTAGCGCCGGTGCAGTTCGTGGGGATGCAGCGCCGCCGGATCGTCGGCTCGCTTGAGCGCGCCGTCCAACTCGGCCCGCACCGCCTGGAGACGGCGCAGCAGGCCGCCGGCGTAGTCCTTCACCGCTAAGGCTTCGTCGTCCGAGGCGTTGGCCAGCCGCGCGGCGTACTCGTCCAGATCGGCCAGCACATGCTCGCCGGCGTCCAGGATGGACAAGCCCGCCGCCTTGAGTGGCGGCGGCTCCCTACTGCCGTCACGAAGATGGCGGGCCAGGTGCGCCCACACGCCTTGCCGATCCGAATCAGGAATGGTCGTACCCGAGCGGCCGCCATTCAGGACGGCAATCCCGGACGAGCAGGCGGTCAGGTTGGCGGCGCCGACGCTCCCGCTACCGGAGACCTCGTGGTGCCCGAATTTATAAGTCGCTTTGGCCGCCGGGTCGCCGTCGCCGTCCATCCAGGCGTGCGCCCTTCTTAGGGCCGCCGCGTCGTTGGGTAGCCGGCGCTCGTTGGCCGGGCCGTCCCAACTCCCCGTAGAGGTGCCAGTGGAGTGGGCGCCGATCGCCCGCTTGGTGCCGGCTGCTGGCTCGACTTCCGGCGGCGGTTCGGCGTCAGGAGTGGGCGCCGCCTTGATGCGGGCGGTGCCGGTGCCGATGCCGGCGCCCAACAGCACCGGCGAGACCTCGAACACGTCCAGCCCCTCGAGGAAGCGCACCTTGGCGCCGTCGTGCTGGCCGACCGACCACTTGGTGATGATGAAGCCGTAGCTCCACTCCTGGAGATCACCGAGCTGCTTGACCGTGCGGTACGTATCGGCGCCGGCCGCCGTGTCCAGAAAGAAACTGCCGTCCACCCAGGCCCGATGGGAGTCGGCGTGGATAGTGCCCTTGCCGACCGGCAGCACGCCCCAGTTGTGGCCCCACGCCGCGATGCGCACCGCCTGGTTTTGGGTGAAGGCGCCGGCGACGGTGACGTCGCCGTCCCAATCCTTTGTGCCGAACGTGGCGAACGTGGCGCGGAAGTCACCCTCGGCGGCGCCGGCGGTGCCCGCCTTGAGCTCGAGCGGACTGCGGTAGGTCTTGCGCTGGCCTTGGTCCAACAAAACGGCCTCCACCCGGCTTAGCCGGGGAGGCCCATCAGCACACCGCCACGAAGGGCGCGCGGGACCGCGCGGGGAGTATGCGCTTTACGTCAGGTGTGGCGTTTGGCGTTCAGTCTAGCATACGTCCTGGTGACGCCGGCATCAGGCCGGTGAGTTGGTCGTTTTGCGGCACCATTTGCACTGGATCGACCAGGGCCGCGCCGCCTTCCACGCCAGCGGATGGTCGCAGAACTGGCAGCGCGGCGCGTGGTCGATCACCTGGATACCGGCGGCGCTGGGCGGCAGCGCACACCGCTCCTCGCGCGTCTCCAACCGCTTGCGTTCGATGCGCGCCACGCCTGTCACGCCGCGGCCTGCCGTGCGTGGCGCCGCGCCCGCTGCACCGCCCGGTACCGCAGCGACTTGACGGCCGTCCAGTGCACGCCGCTCCCGGCGGCGAGTTGCCCTTGCGATTGCTCCAGGGCAAGCATGTGCCACGCCGCCCACCGTTGCTCCCGCGTCAGGCCGGCGAGCACGCGCGTAGCCGCGGCGTGGGCGTCGTCCACGTCGATGCGGCGGAAGTAGGCGGCCTCGGGTTCGTCGTGCTCGGCCGCCCGGTGCAGGTCGTCGTGCGCCGGCGGGTCGTAGGCGGTCCACGTCAGCAGGCGGTTGTGGCGCCACACGTCCAGCGCCCGGCGCTCCGTGACGTGGAACAGCCAGCCGCGGAGCGCGCCGTCCACGCTCCCACCCGGGACGGTAAACCGCGGCAGCGCCGCCCACGCCCGCAGGAGCGCGTCCTGCACCACGTCCTCGGCCTCGCGTTCGCCCACGATGCGGGTGGCCGCTCGCAGCAGCGCCGCCCGGTTGTCGGTGGCGGCGGCGCAGAACCGCTCTGCCAACGAGCCGCCAGACAGGTCGAGCGTCACCGCGCCAACTCCACCGTCTTGACGTGCCCGTTGCGCCTGGCACGCGCTCGCCGCTGCATCGCTTCGTCGTCGTCCTCTTCGTCGTCACCGGGCGGCGGCAGCGCGGGTAACGGCTCCGGTTCCTCCATGGGCAGCGCCAGCAGGTCGGCGGGCGCCGTCGCGGTGATAGTCGCCGGGACGTAGACCACATCGCCGTCCGGTTCGGGCATCGGGTCCAGCCCGATGGCGGCGCGCGCCTCGTTCAGCGTCACCATGCCGGCCAGCAGGTCGGCCCGCATCCGCTCGTGCAGCGCGTTCTGGTCCTCCTGCAACACCCGTACCTGGGTCAGGTCAAACGCCACCTTTAATCGGGACGGGTCGCCGAAGTCCGGCACCAGCTGGCTGTTCACGTCCGCCGCCAGCGAGCGTTGCATCGGCACGAGCAGCGATTCGTACAAATCTTCCCGCGCCTCGGCCATGTTGCTGTACGTCGATCGGGCAAGGCCGGCGCCCAGCCCGACGACGATGGCCGGCGTGCCGAACACCGCCGAGATGCGCTCCTCGGTGATCTGCCGCAACTCGCGCAGCACCATCTGCTGCGGGTTGAAGGCCAAGACGGACACCTGGGTCTTGGCCGCCATCACTAGCGGCTCGCCCACGCGGTCGCCGCCGAACCTACTGGAGAAGCTGGCTTTAATCAGGTCGGCGTTCTCCTGGGTGAACTCGGCGTCGTCGCCCGGCGACAGCACCACGCCGGGCACGCCCAAATTCCTGAGAAGGGAAGCCGTCCAGTTGGCGGCGCTGTTGTCGGTGGCAATCTCTCGGAACAAGCTCGCAAGGGGCGACAACCCCTTGCGCACGTTGTCCGGGTCCAAGCCATCCCGGAAGTGCACTACGTCTTGCGGCGGGATGCGGTAGTCGTTGCCGCCGACGCGGTACTCGTAGTGCGAGATGAACGTCGTACCGTCGCCGCCCCGCGACTGCTCGGGCCACTTCGGCTCGAGCATCGTCGATGGCACCCACCACAGCTCGACGACGGTGCCGGCGGCGGCCCGCACCTTGAGCCAGTAGGCGTTGCCGGTCAAGACGTAGTCGGCCAGCGTGCCGGCCCACAAGAGCAGCCCGGAGTAGTACGGGTTCGGCCGTTCCAACACGGTTTGTAGCCGGTTCTCCGGCCGCGCTACCCACTCAGGATTACCGGGCGGCGCGCCGCCCCTGCCGTCCCGCCGGAAGTAGACGGTGCACGGCGCTTCCGGGAACGTGCGCACGATCTTGCGCATGCAGGCCATCACTACGGCGTTGCCGCGGCCGTCGCCCACCTCGGCGGCATACTCGCGGCGGGTTGCACCCAACTGGCTGGCCCACCACCACGAGCGCGGCTGGCCGGTGGCGAAGCGCATCTGGAAGGCTTTCCAGCTGGCCCGCGCGGCGGCGAGCGTGCGCCGCACCAGCACGAACGGGACTCTTGGCGCCTCAGTGGGCGGCGCCGGATTAGCGGCCAGGTAGGTGCTCACGCCAACACCCGCCATTGCTTGGTGCGCATCCCTAAGAGTTGGCACGCGCCGGAGAGCGCGTCCACCTGGTCGTCGTGGGCACCCTGCGGAAACGCCTCGACCTCGGCCAGGAAGTCGCCCGTCCACGCACCCCGAACGAGTGCCACTTTGCCCTGCTCGGCCTTGGCGATCCACGGCTGCGCCCGCGCCAACTTGTCCCTGTCCACGGTCACCGGCCGTACCGGGGTCTTGACCGCCGCCACGTCCCTGAGAATATCTTGGACCGCCGCCAACTGGAAGCCGGCTTGCTCGATGCCCACGGGCGTCTCCGGTTCGGCCGCCATCGTCTCCAGGATCACCCGGCGGGCGTCGGGCCACTCCCACCGGCCGCGGCGGATGTCGGCTACCCATACCATCCCGTCCGTAGAGAGGGCCGCGCGGCAGCCAACGGTGTAGTCGGCGCTTTCCTTGGTGGACGCCGCCAGGTCCCAGTAGCGGCACCACTTGAGCGGCTCGCCGAAGGGCGGCGCGTCCACCAGCCGGAACCACTCGCGGCGGATCACGCCGGCGCCCAACGTCACGAACTCGCCGGCGAGCTCCTGGCGCGCGAACTCGCTCGAGTACTGCGTCTGTAATGCCTGGCTGAAGTCCTCGTCCACGAACGGGTTGGCGGCCGTGCTGGTCTGGTAGATGGCCGTCATAGCATCGGCGCGCTGCACGAACACGTCGTAGACCCAGTTGAAGCCCCGCGGCGTCGTCGTCACCCAGCAGCGGCCGGTCACGCCGCCCTCGCGCAGGACGCCCAGCAGCACCGGCCACGTCTGTGCGTCGCAGTGCGCCGCCTCGTCGATCCAGGCCCACGACGCGGATGGTCCCCGCAGGCGGTCGGGGTGCTCGGCCGAGCGAAACAGGACCTCGTGCCCGCCGCGCACGCTCAGGCGCATCTCCGACTGGTTGACGTGGTCGAGCAGTGGTGCCCACACGTCCAGGGCGACTCGCCAGGTGGCGTCCCGCAGGATCGGGTAGGTAGGCGCCACCACAATGCCCAGCGACGGCCGCCCGAACTCCTGCACCAGCGCCTTGGCGGCGCCGGCCATCGTCTTGCCCGAACCGCGCCCGCCGATGAACGCGCAGAAGCGGTGCTGGTCTGACACGAAGCGGTACTGCGTCCCGGACAGCGCCAGGGCGGCGCTGTTGCCGGCGGCGGCGCTAGGACGCGCTCGGGACTCGATCATCGACCACCCGCACCGTGAGCGCAAAGGGCAGCGGCGCGCCGCCCGGTCCGCTGTGCTCAAACGCGCCGCGCTCCTTGTACTTGTCGGGCGCCCGCCCTTTCAGCAGGAAGATGAGGAGGGTATCGCTGTACTTGGTCTCGACGATGCGCTCGAGCATCTCGCCGTTGTGGTACACGCCCCGCTCCGACTGCACGCCATCGGTGGCCCGCCGCCACGCCTCGGCCTCCAGGTATTCGGTTGCCTCGATTTCGGCCTGCTTGAATGACAGGGCGAAGGCGTCGTCGTGCTCCTGCCACTGGTACACGTCGGTGCGGTTGGGGATGCCGGCCTGGCGGCAGGCGGCGCTGACGTTCCCGCAGCGGGCGAACGCCTCCAGAAACGCCTTTTTCAGGTGTCGTACCTGTCGCCGGGTCATACCGGGTTCCGTTCCACCACCAGGCCCCACGGCGTGCTCGCCGCCGTCGGAGTGGTCGTCGCCAGCGCGCAGTCCCACCTACCGTCCTCGCCACTCACGGGTACCACGTCCACGTACAACCTTCCGGCGCTCTCCTCCACCAACGTCCCCGGATAGGTGTACGTCACGCTCGTTCTGAACCCTGGACTGGCCGCGTCGGGCTTGGTCACCGTCAGCGTAGCCGCCGCCGGCGTCGTCGCCACGCCGGCGGCGTTCGTCAGCGCGGTGCGGTCGGTATTGGCGTGGTTGCCCAACCTGAGCGTCTGCCCAATCGAAAAGGGGCCAGCGAGGGCCATGGCGTTACGTCCCTACTCCGCCGCGCAGGCTGCCCACTTTCGAGGCGCCGCCCTGGAAGCCGCCCCCAACTACGAGGGATGCGCCGCCCCGGAGCGCGCCGCGCACATCGGTGGGAATGCCGCCCACCTTCGGAAAATACCGCAGCGGGTAGTAGCGGCTGGCGAAGTACCTGGCGTTGAACATGGCTCCGTGCTCCCTACGATGCGTCCAACGTCACGGCCGTCCGGTTGCCGTCGGGGTCGACGCTCGCCGTCACCCGATTTTTGGTGTCGCCCACGTCCCTAATCGTGACGGTATTCGTCGCCGCGCCCGACAGTTTGCCGGCCAGCGACGACAGCATCACGCGCATCGACTGGCGCAGCGTCCAGCCGGTCTCGACGCCGGCGGCCCGGTCCAAGAGCGCGTCGGCGTTCTGGGTCGCCGTGGGGATGTCCCCCGTGGCCGCCGGACTCGCCGGCAGGTTATCCGTCTTGGCCTTGATGGCCGCCACTTCGGTATCGACAAAATCGTCGATGGTGTCCACGCTGGTCTGCGTGGCCCTCGACGAGATGGTCGCGTTCACGTTATCCACCAGCAGCTTGCCGACGCTGTTCGCCGTCGAGAGCGCCGAGGTGAGCGCGTCCCACACCGCCTGCACCCCCGCTGCGGACAAACTGTAGCCGCTCTTGTCGTTGTTGGTCGCTACCGTCACGGTAAAGCCAAACGCCGAGAGCGTCCTAGTCGACGACGACCACACCTTATCAGCCGCCGCCTGGGAGAACTCGCTCGCGCCGATGGCGTCGGTGGCAATGGCGGCGGCATCGATGGCGCCCGCGGCGAAGGTGGCGGCCGTAATGGCGCCATCCGCAAGTTCGGCCGCGCCGATGGCGTCGGTGGCAATGGCGGCGGCATCGATGGCGCCCGCGGTGAACGCGGCCGCCGTAATCGCGCCGTTCTGGAAACTGCCGACCTCGACACCGCCCGAGGCGTCCACGTCCATGCTCCTGCCCGACGTGGCGGGATAGGCCAGGTCGTCGGGCACCCGCGCGTGGACACGCCACTGGAGGTTCACGCGCTTGACGCCGGTGGCGCTCAGGCTCACCGTCAAGACGCCCAGGGTATCGGTGTGGCTGCTCGACAGGGTGAGCGCGTAAAACCCGTTCTCGCGCTCGCTCACCGTGACGGTCATGGCCGCGAAGGCGGCGCCGCCCTTGCTGATGCGCTTCGTCCAGTCGCCGTCGACCTTGCCGGTCACGCCGTCGCCCGACGCGTCGAACGCAAACACGACCACGTCGAGGCTGGTCGATTGCTTGCAGGGAAACACGGCTAATTGATCCTCCGCCACAGCCCGCCGAACACCAGCCGGTGGAACGACCGCTCGATGGCGGCCAGTGCGAACCCACCCGGCGCCGCCGCCGCGATGCCGCTGTACAGGTAATCGGTGTGCAGGCGTTGCGCCGCCGACAGGTCGCTGCCGTCCGGGATCACCCCCGGCCGGTTCCACGGCGTGGCCAGCCCGATACAGCTCTTACGCTTCTCCGCCGTGTCGATGGCCATCGTTCGTTACGCAAACTCGCCGCGAGTGTGCAACGTCCCCGAATCCGAATGGGTCGACGTCGCCAGCGTCGTGCTCCCGTCGTCTTTGAACAGCGTTTGGGTCGTCGCGTCCTGCGTGATCTTGTTGCGCGCCAGCGAGAACGCCCACGTCAGCGCCTCGAGCGTCGTGCCGGTCACGCCGGGCACCGCCGACAACTCGGTCATGGCCTTGGCCCACACCGCATCGCGTATCTCGTTGGCGGCGTCACTGGCGATCGCCGCCGCATCAATCGCGCCGGCCGCGAACGTGGCCGCGTCGATCGTCCCGGCGGCCACCTTCGCCGCCGTAATCGCATCGGCGGCGATGGCCCCCGCGTCGATGGCGTTGTCCGCAATGACCGTCGCGGTAATCGCGTCGGCCGCAAACGTGGCGGCGGTAATGGCGCCATCGGCGAGCGCGTCGGCGTCGATGGCGTCGGTGGCGATCTTCGCGGCGGTAATGGCCCCATCCTGGATTGAGGTAGACGTGACGCTGTTCGCCGCGAGCGTGGCAACCGTCTGCACCAGCCCGCCCGCCAACGCGCTCGGGGCACCCCCGAGCCACAGCGCGAGGTCGACGCGGCCGGACGGCAGCAGCGCGAAGGTGCTGGTGGCGTCCGGGTTGGTGGCCCAGTTGGGCGTGACGTTGGCCACTTTCGACGAGCCGGTGTAGTCGCTCACCAGGCGCACCTGACCGGCCCCGGTGCCGCCGGTGAGGTAGACCAGCGCGTCGTTGTAGAAGTCGTCGGTGGCGCTCGCGCTCGCATCCAACGTAATCGTGCCGGCGGCGCCCGCCTGGGCGGTGTTGCTCCTGATGCTCTGCAAACCCGTATCGGCCGCAAAGGTAGCGCGGTCGATAGCGCCATCGGCAATCTTGGCGGCGGTGATCGCGCCGTCCGCCAATTCGGACGACGTGATGGCGTTCGCCGCGATGGCCGTGGCGTCAATCGCCCCGGCGGCAAACGTCGCCGCGTCGATCGCGCCGTCGGCAATCTTGGCGGCCGTAATCGCATCGGCCGCGATCTTCGCCGCCGTAATCGCGTCGGTCGCAATGGCCGTAGCATCAATGGCGCCGGCCGCGAACGTCGCAGCGGTAATCGCGCCGTCCGCCAATTCATTGGCTCCGATGGCGTCCGTGGCGATGGCGGCGGCGTCAATCGCCCCGGCCGCGAAGGTGGCCGCGTCGATGGCCCCATCCGCGATCTTGGCGGCCGTGATGGCGTCGGCCGCGATGGCGGTCGCGGTGATGGCCCCCGAGGCAATGGCCCCGGCGCTGGCGTCCACCCGGCCGGACACGAGCGCGTTGGGCGCGCTCCCTAACCACTGCGTCACGTCGACCTGGAGCAGGTCGGTCGCGAGGTACGAGTCCCACACCTGCGACGGCACGACTAAGAACTCGCGCCACACCGGCAGCGCGCCGGACTCGTGCACCGCCACGACGAGCACCCCCAGGGTGTTGGTATCGGTGGCGTCGAGCGTGACCTCGTACCAACCGTTCTCCTCGTGCGTGAGCGTTTGGGCCGCCGCCTTCTGCGCCCAGTTGCCGGCGTTTTTCTTTAGGCGCACGTCCGGCTGCGTAATCGTGAGCCCGGTCTCGGCGGTCTTGCCGTCCGTGTCATCGAGGAACGGGCCGAGTGGCACGTCGACGCTCGTGGACTGGCGCAGCCAGGTGGCCATGCGTCAGCGCCTCACGCCGCCCGCCGCGGGCGGTACTGCGCCCAGACCTGCGGCACCGCGTCGCCGGCGGCCGCGGCCGCGGTATACGGCGCCTCGCCGTCCTCGTACACGCCCCATTCCCAGGTGATCGCTGGCCCGTCGGTGGTCGCCAGCGTGCCGCTGCTCGACAGCGCCAGCGACGCCGGCGCCCCGTTGGTCGTGTCCGTGTGCTTGAATAGCGGATACCAGCTATTCAGGTTGGTGAACCGGGTCGGCGTATACGTCCGCATCTCGACGGCGATCTCCGTGGCGCTGAGCGCCGCGTCCCAGATCTTGATGGCCGCGATCGAGCCGTTGAAGTTGTCGCCGTCGTTCCCGCGCAGGAAGCGGATGTTCTGCTCGGTCTGGTTGCTGTTCATGTTGGTATGGCTGAGGTCGAGCACGCCGTTGAAGTAGCCCAATTGCGTGCTGCCGCCCGGCCCCAACCCAGGGCAGACCATCGCCACGTGGTACCACGTCCCATCGGTCATACTGGAGCCGGTGCCGCTCAGGCCGTGGTCGGAGTTGAACAGGCGGAACAGGTGGCCCGAGGTCATCAGGCAGGTGACGTAACTGCCGGAACCCCAGTCGATGTTAAAGAACGAGGCGTGGCCCCCCGTCAAACTCCCGCCCGGCCGCACCCAGGCCATGATGGTGAACGACGCGATGTCCGGGACGCTGCTCGCCCGAAAGAACTCCTCGCCGTCGGCGTCAGCCCTGGCCGCCACCTCAACGCTCCCTGGTCCCTGGTGCGCTAGGCATCCGCGTACTGAAACTCAATCGACGTGAGCAGGAAATTGCCGGTGTACGTCGTGCCGCTGGCGTCGATAGCGAGATACCCGTATACCTCGTCGTCCACTGCGTAGTCGCCGGCCGTCAGCGTGATGCTGGTGGCATACAGATCCTCGTTACTGTACGCGCTGCCGGTGCCGCCGATGTCGGTGTTCTGCGTCGTCTGCTCGGCGTCGAACGTGCCGTCGGCGCTCTCGTTGTCGGCCACGGCGCGCTTGCGGAAGCTGAACCCCAGGTCATCGCCGTTGCTCGGTGCACCGTCCAGGATGCCGCGGATCACGACGGCGGGGCTGCCCACGTAGTTCTTGGGGATGGTGAAGCGGCAGTACACGCCCTCGTCGCTGCCGCCGTCGGCGAGCACGTAGCAACGCAGGTTGCCCACGCTCGGTGCCGTCGCTGCCGTGATCTGGTTGCTGACCAAATCCAGCGGCACCCCGCTGTCGGGCTGGTCGATGCGCACCGGCTTGCGGAACGTGGCCATCAGACGTGGGCCAGCTTCCAGGACAGGTAGCCGGCGTAGAGCTTGCGGGCCAGCGCCTGGCTGTCCGCGTTCTGCGGGATGCCCAACGCCGCCTCCATGTCCGCGCGGAACAGCCCGAACGCGGTCACCGTGCGATCCTCGGCCGCCTGCATGGTCGTCTTGAGCGTGCCCTCGGGCGGCAGCGTGGCGAGCTGTTGCAACTCCTCTTTGCCGAAGCCCTTGCGGTAAACGTACTCGCGGATTTCCTTGTAGTCGGCGTTGCCGAGCGTGGCCACGGCCTACAGCTCCCTACGGTTCGGGCGCCGGCGGCGGTGCGGGCGCGTCGGGCACGGCCGCGTCGAGCGCGTCCCTGGCGGCCGATAGCCGGCCGGTAATGGCGTCGAGTTGGGCCACCTCGTCGGACAGGTCGACGCCGGTCACGGAGTCGAGCGCCTGGCGCAGCTCCTCCAACTCGGCGACGGCTGCCGCCACCTGTTGCTCGACGCCGCCCACCGCAGAGAGCACGCCCCCAATGGACGCCTGTAGGTTCGCCTCTTGTTCCTGATTACTCACCCGCATCGCCTCCAGTTGCTCGAGCACCGGCGCCAGCAGCCAATCCCGCAGCGCACCGCTGATGCTCTGCGACCCGGTCATGGCTGGTTGTCCCGGGCGGTAGTGTAGCACCGCGGCGGGATGGCGGCGCACGCCATCGTGACTACCGACACGCCCAGTGGCGTGCGTAGCCGTTGGCGAGCGCCCATCCCGCCACCTGCGCCGCGGCGACCGGGTCATACGGCGATGCGCCGCCCCACCCCGCCTGCCAACTCATCCACCGCCAGGTGGCCGCGGAGAACTGGTACAGGCCGGCGTGCCCGCCGCGCGACGTGACCCACGGTTGATAGCGGCTTTCACAGGCCGCAACGCTCAGCAGCCACTGCTCACTCACCCCATGATCGACGGCTGCCTGGTGGATCGCCTCGGCCACTTCAACCGACTGGGCATTTCCAGCAGTAAAGCTGGCTCCCCAAACACAGCCGAGACCCAACCCCGCCGTGAACCAGATCACCAGGAGCAGTCGGTACAATAAGGGCAGCATGTGGCCCCGGCGGCGCACGAACGCCCCGGGGCCTGGCACCGGAGCTGGAGGCTCACGATGCGCTTCAAGGATACCCCTGACTTTCGCGATAGGTTCTGGTCCAAGGTGGACCGCCGTGGCGGCCCGGATACGTGTTGGCCGTGGCTGTTCGCCAGAGACACCAAGGACTACGGCTCGCTTGGTAATGGGTGGGGCAAGACCATCCGCGCCCACGTCGTGTCCTACGAGTTGACCTACGGCCCCGTCCCTCGTGGCCTGTACGTCTGCCATGCCTGCGATAACCCACCCTGCGTCAATCCGCGGCACTTGTGGCTTGGGACTCCAGCCGAGAACTCGGCGGATATGTCCGCAAAGGGTCGAGCGCGAGGTCGCATCTACCGGGGCGACGAACACTGGACCCGCCGACATCCCGAATGGCTCCTGCGGGGCGGGGCGGCCACCAGCGCAAAGCTGACCGAGGCGGATGTGCGAGCCATCCGTGCCTTGCGCATCCAAGGGCTTTCCCTTGAAGCGATCGGCACGCGATTTGGCGTGACGTTCTCGACCGTGAGCAATATCTGCCTCGGTCGAACCTGGCGCCACGTTCGCTGAGATCACCACGCAACCCGCCTGAGCCACGCCTCAGAGACGCCGTGCTCCTGTGCCGCCGTGCTGATGGCGGCCGCCACTTCCACCGAAGGCGATTGTGCGTGCCCGTTGGTCGCCGCCATGCCGATGCAGCCGCCGACGTAGCCCGCGACGAAGCCCAGCGCCACTAGCACGCAGACCCGCACGCCGCTGCGCGTCACCAGGCCCATCGCTCACTCCCGTCCGGCTTGACGATGAGCAACCGCACCAGCGGTGAGCGGTGCCGTAGCAATTTCACGCGCATCCTGAACGCCTCCGTTTCCGGGCCCTTGACCTCGACCCAGTAGTCGCCGTGCGTCTGATGCCCGAACACCCAGAAGTCGGCGGTATAGCGCAGCCCCCAGCCGGGCCACTCGCACTCCAGCAGGCTGACGCCGGTGGCGCGCGTCCACCGCTCGATGACGCCGCCGGCTTGCAGCAAGTCCAGGTGCCGCGCGTACTCCGCTTCGGCCTTGCTCGGATACGTCTGGCCGTTGTAGACCGTGCGCCTGGCGGCGTACTTGTGCGTCCTAGTCGCCATCGTTGCCTCCGCCGACCAGTCGGCCGGTCGACGTCCACCGCTTCGGCTTGCTCATCCGGCCGCCACCTCGTCGAGCGCCAGGGGCAGCGTGGCCCACACCCGGCCGTCGCGCGCCCGCCCGCCTTGGCGCTTCCCGCTAGCCATCGCTCGCCCCCAAGTCGCAGCCGAGGAAGCGGTAGCCCAATCGGCGGGCCACATCCCGCGTCGTGCCGCTGCCCGCGAAGGGGTCGAGGACCGTCCCGCCGTCCGGGCAGGCGTGACGCAACACCCGCTCGACCAGCGCATCTGGGAAGGGCGCGAAGTGGCCGCGGGCGGCCCCCTTGCGCCCGACCGGGATGGCCCACACGTCCGCGTGGTCGTCGCCCCGCTTGAAGTAGGCGTGCGTACTGCGCGTCAGGACGTAGATGGGTTCCCACGCCTGGGTGAGCCGGTCGAACACGTTCTCCGGTTGGTGCCCGACCTTATGCCAGACGATTTTTCCTGAGAGACGCCAGCCGAAATCGAGCACCAGGCGCAGCACGACGGTTTCGGGAATGAGGCAGAAACTTTTGTCGGGCACGTCCAATTCGCGGGCAGCCGGTGCCGATGACGCCGCCGCGATGGCGAGGTTGGAGATGCCGCGCGCCCGCGCTGGATCGCCCCGGTAGCGCCCCGGCTGACTGCCGAGCGTGTCGCCCAAGTTGAGGAACAGGCAGCCGGCCGGGGTAAGCACGCGCCCGACCTCGGCCAGGATGGCGCACAGGTTGGCGGCGTACTGCTCCGGCTCCGGCTCCTGGCCCAACTCGCGGGGATCGCCGTTGGTGTACGTGCGCTTCGCCCAATAGGGCGGCGACGTGAGGCAGGCATCCGCGGTGCCGTCGCGCAGCCAGCCGAGGTAGGTCAGCGCGTCGGCCCGCGCGATGCGGTCGAGTAATTCGGGCGGTTGCGGCTGCGGCGGTCGAGCGGCCACCCGAGCCTCAGACGCCGCGGTGCGCTCCTCGTGCGCCGCGGCGTGGCTTTTGGCCCGACGTTTCGGTTCAGGCTCCGACTCGGGTTCCTGGTCCGGCTCTTGTTCTGCTACCGGCCCCGGCTCCACTGATGCATTTGCATCATCCTCGGGAGTCTCGTCTTCTGGAGTCTCGTCCGTCGACGATGCATTTGCATCGCGCACGACCGTCGATTGATCGACTCCGAGGACGGACGCCGCTTCTCTCGTGGTCAGGCCGTCCTCGGTGAGTTCCTTGACGGCCTCCCGCCGGTCCTCGATCGACAGGCGCACGTAGCCCCCGAGGCGCTGGTCGACCCACTCCCTGGTGGTCAGCCCGAGGGCCTCGGGCACCCCGAGGCGGCGGCCAAGGGCCACCTGGCGCCAACCCCCGGCCACGACTTGGCCGAGCGCCTGCGTGTATTCCTCGGCCTCCTCACGGGAAAGGCGGGGAGGAGCATCCTCCCACGGCAGCGGTTGTTGGGCCAAGGTCGCGTTCACCGCGTCGTTCCCCTCCTGAGTGCGGACTCCCACTCGCCAAGCGCCGCCCAATCCGCGCAGTCGGCCACCGGTTCGAGGCGCACGATCGGCGGTGACGGACGCCAGTCGCCGCCGTGGTAGGCCAGCACCCGGAACGGCCCGGTCTCGGCGTCGCGTGCCTCAACGACGAAGATGGGCACCAACCGCATCAGCGCGTTGTAGGCGATGACCTCGGCAAAACTGAGCGGTTCTCCCGGTTGCTTGCAGTCCAGGATGGCCACAATGCCGGGAGGCGCCTTGCGGATCAACACCAGATCGAGGTCCGATGCCCAGAACCCCGGCCCCAACTTCGCCTTATGGGCATGCTTGAAGGCATCCCGACGAGGGCTGCCCCGCAGCGAGAGCGCATGCTTGAAGTCGTCTACCCGCAACGGCACGCGTTCACCCCCAAGGGCGACGTACACACCACATGCACGCTGGCCGGCTCCATCGCGGCGAGCACGTCGACCACGTGGCCGGTGAGCACGCGCGTCGTCATGCCCCCGGCTCCTGCCCGTAGATGGTCGAGCGATAACACTCGTACCGGTGCGCGTGTTTTCCGGGTTGGGCCGATGGACGCGTCGCACCCGTGCGGACGATCCAGCCCCGCTTGAGCGCCCGCTGCCACACGGCCCCCATCGCGTTTCCAGATACCGGGTGCCACTCCAGCGCCGCCGCCAAATCGTCGGTGTGCACGTAGCGATTGCGCCTGCACACCCGCTCGAGCACGTCCAGCGCGTACTCGCCCCACGCGGTGCCCGCCTGCGCCGCCGCGAGGTCCATCCCGCATTCCTTGCGCCGCTCGCCTTCCGGTGCGTCGAACAGCGGGAGTTGGCGTAGTCGTTGGCGCAGTCTCATGTCCGCATCGTCCTTTCCGCCGCGTGTTCTGTCGGTGTGCGTCCCTGCCTGGCCCTACCCGACCTTGCCACGCCTGACCGCACCCAGCCGAGCCCTCCCGGACCCAACCTTGCGCTACCCTGCCCAGCCTTGCCTGGCCCTACCCGACCTTGCCCGGCCCGGCCGCACCCAGCCGAGCCACACCGCGCCCTACCCGACCCAACCTGGCCCGACCCAGCCCTGTGGCCCGATCACATCATCCCGTTGGCCCGCAGGATGTCCTCGATGGCATTCAGGCGCTGCTCGTGGGCGTGGGCAAACGCCGCCAGCGTGCCCAGGATTTTCCGTTGGGCATCGAACGACGCGAGTTGTTCGCCGGTCAACCGACTCAAGTCGGTCACGTTGGAGACGGTGAGTGCCGATTCGTACTGGCGGCGCGCCTTGCTCTTGTGCTGGTTGGCAACGCTCAGGTGCTCGACCGCCTGGATGACGCGGTAGCCCCTGCCCGGCAGCGCCACCAGCCAGCGCCGCCGCTGCTCCCCGAACTCCTTGCGTGCCCGGTAGATGGCGTGGCGCGTCCGCTTGACCTCCTCGACCGACTTCTCCAACACGTCGGCCAATTGGTCGTAGGTGATCACGTCGCCAAACTCGGCCCCGCTCAGCAAGTGGTCGAAGATCAGCCGCCACTCGGCGACCTCGCCCTTCGGCTCGAACAGCGTGCTCATCGTCGTCGTTCCCTTTCGCCCCTGCGTCCTGCCTGTTGCGTATGGGTATCCCTGCCCTGCCCAACCAAGCCATGCCTAGCCCTGCCGCGCCCAACCAAGCCACGCCTGGCCCCGCCGCGCCCCACCAAGCCCCGCCGAGCCACGGTCTGCCTCGCCCTGCCCCGCCTCGCCGTACCTCACCACGCCTCACCAAGCCACGCCAAGCCGCGGCCTGCGCCCCGGCTAATGCGCGACGACCACCGTGAACCGGCCGTAGCCCAACTTGCGGGCGTCGCACAGGCCTTCGGATCGGCCAGCTTTCTCCGCGATCCGCACGAAGTCGTCGGGGTCGAGCACGTCCTCCTGGAGTTCGAGCTCGACCGTCAGCGACCAGCGGCGGAAGATGGGCCGCATCCGCATCACCTTGCCCCGCTGGATACCCACGCTCTTGCGGAAATGGAACTCCGGCGCCGCCCACAGTTTCAGCGGCTCGCGCGGGCCGTCGTACACCAGCGGCACGCGGTCGCTGACGACGGCGACGGCGCGAATCAGCGTGGCTCCCTGGCGCGTCAGCGTCGCGCCCCGCTCGAAGCACTTCACGACGTTGGCGGTCGGCACGTGGACGCCCATGTCGGCGTCGTGGTACAGGCCGCCCAGGAACTCCAGTCGCTCGATCTCGGCGTCGTCGGCCTCCGTCCGGTGCCGGCTCCCCTTGTCGGTCAGCTTCGCGATCTCCTTGGCGAAGCCGTTGGTCTTATCCGCCAGCTGCACGTTGTGCATCACCAGCCCGGTCGTGCCGGTCAATTCCACGATGGTCCTCACGTCGTTTCCTCCCACGATGTCGTGTTCTGCGAGTGGTGCCCGCCCGTAGACAGGCCAGTGGTTGTGGCGTGGGGGTCCGACCCCAGCCAAGCCCAGCCTGGTCCCTCCTTTCCGCCGCGTACTTTCCGTGTGTCCCTGCCTTGCCCAGCCCTGCCGAGCCCGGCCCTGCCTGGCCCCGCCCGGCCTGGCCCGGCCGCGCCAAGCCCTGTCATGCGGTGAACTTCTTGCCCAGCTTCTCCGCCGCCGCCCGCATCGTCTGGTGGAACCGCTGCCGCTCCGCGTCTGTCGGTGGCACCAAGTCTGGCCGATCGGGCACCCGGATGGGCACGTACCGATCGACCTCGGGCGGCGCGCGGCCGTTTCCCTGGGCGCGCCGGGCCGCGTCGGCCGCCGCGCGCTCGTCCAGCCGCGCCAGCCGATCCGCTTCGGCCTTGTCCAACCAGTTGACCAGGAAGCGGTAACTACACCGCTTCTGCCGGTGGCGCGGCTCACGCAGCCACTCGGCGATCTTCTCCGCCTCGATGGGCAGGTCGAGCAACGGGTAGCGCGTCCCCAGCTTGCGGAGTTGGGCGGCGTCTACCGCGTACCCCTGCTTGCCGAAGCCCGAAAGCGTCTCGTGGAAGTTCTGGAGATCGCCGTCGGACGCCGTGGTGCCTTCGGACGCGTCAGCGTCCAGCACCGCCGCCTCGCGCGAGACGGCGGTCCGGTTAGGTCCGGTCCGGTTAGGTCCGGTAGGCGCGTTACTTAGCGTTACAGGTGCGTTACTAACGCGTTTGTAACGCGTTACGTTTGCGTTACTCGCTTCCTGTAGGGAGGAAGTGTCCTGGTGGCGTTCGCGCCAGTGCTGCACGCGTTGACGCGTTTGCTCGCGCACCCGGTCGCGTCGCTCAAGCAGGCGCCCTGCGTACTCGTACCAGTCGTGGATGGTGTTGTCCGCATCCACGAACCCGCACCGCAAGAGGGCCGCCGACAGCGCGGCCGGATCGCCGTCCCACAGACACGCGGCGGCGACGTCGCCCGTATCGCTGTTCGACAGGTCGCCGTCCGGTGCGTAATCGAGCGCCCACCACCACAGCAAGTGCAGATGACCGATGGTGGCGGGGACCGAAACGCCAAGCGCACGAGCCAATCGCAGCGTCTTGGGGTGCCTCGCTAGCGTGGTGTGGGACTCTATCCAAGCCATGCTACTACTAGTATTTTACTAAGCCATACGTATGTCAGCAAGTGTCGTTTCGTGCGATAATGGCGTGGATGTCGCACGAGCAGGAGCGGAGTGATCATGGGGACCGTTGTCGACGTGAAGTTGGTTGACCACCGGCGCCGCCGGTACATGACCCAGGTGGAGTTGGCCGCCGCCGCCGGCGTCACGCCCTCGACCATCTTCAAGTTGGAGAAGGCCGGGCACCGGCCCCGCCTGTCCACCATGCGCCGCATCGCCGCCGCCCTGGGCGTCGAGCCGCTCGACGTCGACGAGTTCGCCAGGGCCGTCGAGCGCGAGCGGTAGCACCTGCTGGCGCAGCCGGTTGGCGGCGATGGCGCAGTTCTGCTCAAGCAGTTCCACGCCGATGGCCCACAGGCCGCGTTGCTGCGCCGCCACCAGCGTCGTACCGGTCCCGGCGAACGGGTCGAGTACGACGCCCCCAGTGGGGACGATTGCCAGCAAGTCCACCATCAGCGCCGTGGGCTTGCCCGCAATGTGCCACTTGTCGGCCTGGCGCACGACGTAGCGGTAGAAACCGGGCAGGCAGGCGCCAGCATCGGCCATCGGACCGTTGCTGCCCCACACCACGTACTCGCACTGATTGCGATAGCGCCCCTTCTGCGGTCGGGCGGCCTCGCTTTTGTCCCACGGCACGACGCCGCGCCACACCCACCCGCCGGCCTGTAGCGCGTCGGTCGTGGTGGGCAACTGCCGCCAGTCGGTGAACAGACAGCAGATGCCGCCCGGTTTCGTGACGCGCAGGCACTCCGCCAGCCACAGGGCACACCAGTAGCCGTAGGCCCGCTGGTCGCGCGTGTCACCAGCGAACTCGGCCCGCTGCACGGCGGGATCGGAGAGGTACTTCACGCTCGGCGGCGGCAGCCGGTCGCCGCGCACCATCCCACCAGACGAGTAGGGCGGGTCGGCGACGACGGCGTCGACGCTTGCATCCGGGAGCGATGCGAGCACGGCCAGCGCATCGCCGTGGTACAGCGTCACCCCGCCGTGGTGGTAGTAGGGCGGCGGCAACCCGTTCATTCGCGCGGCTCCGTTTGGGCGCGCGTCCGTAGCCGGTACCGCCGCTCCTCTTCGCGGTGCTTCACCCGCCGGCACGCCGTCGCCTTGCAGTACCGCGCCCCGGCGTAGCGCAGCGGGTAGCCGCAGACGACGCACACGGCACCGGATGCGGCGCACGCGGCGGCGTAGCGCGTCGGGAGACTGGTACTCATCGCCCCGTCCTTTCGGCCGCCGAGCGTACCCGCCGCCGGTACGCTGGCTCGTCCAGCAAGCGCCGCGCGTCCATCCGGCGCACTATCTCCCTGAGCCGGGTCTCGTCTGCCAGCCGCTGGCGGCGCATTCCCTCGGCAATCCACTCGCGCCGCTCGTCCTCCCGCGTCTGCCGCCAGCAAAGGCACGTGGCGACGAACGCGCCCAGCCACCCGGCGGCGAAGCCGAGCAGGGCCTCGGCCAACGCGAACGCGCTCACGCCGTTGCCCCCGCTGCCCGCGCCGCCCACGCCGCGCGGAACTCGTGCCGCGCCCGGAACAGCCGCGACTTCACCGAGCCGATGGTGGTGCCCCACTGCGCGGCCGCCTCGCGGTACGAGCGGCCCTCGAGCGCCGTCTGCGCGAGCAACTCCC